GCGGTCGGGGTGACCACGGTGCGGGCCAGCAGCGACGCGACGGCGCCGACAGCGGCCACGATAATCGACGGGTTGATGATCCCGTGGTGGTAGTGCGCGTTGTACAGCATGGCCACGGCGGCGTAGACGGCACCGGCGGCTGCCATGAAACCGGGCGCGTTCAGCGATGGCGACAGGGCTCTCTTCACGGGGTCTCCTAGGTCTGGGTATGGGCCGGGGCCTGTTTGGCCCGCAGCGTTGAGAGCCGCTCGCGGGAAGCGGCATCCAGGGGAATCCCCCACCGGCCGCGGACGGCCACCAGCCCGGCAGCAGCGGGGTCAAGGCAGACGACGGCGGGACAGCGGAGGTAGTTGACGTCCTGGTGCCGATCGAAGGCTTTCAGCCCGCTGAACTTGTGCCCGCACGCCGCGCACTCGCAGACGGCCATCACGAGCCGCGTTTTGGCAGCCACCCGAACGTGACATGGCCGGCGAGGCACGCCAGCCCGATCAGCGTGAACAGCTCAACGTCGGCCTTCCCCGACCCCCAGCCGAACAGGTGCATGAGGATCGCGATCACGAACGCGATGACAGCAGCGACGCCGAACATGGGTTCTCCCTAGTTGAGTAGTTCGTGCTGGGCGGGGCGCTCGCGGGCGTGCCGGTCGTACAGCGCGTCGTGGACATCCAGCGTGGTATGCCGGACGCAGGTCCGGTACGTGGTCCCGGTGACCCGGTGCAGCCCCGCGCGGTAGCAGCCCGGCTGGGCGCAGCGGAGCTTGCGGAAGAACGCGACGATGGCGGCGATGAGGCTGAGGCTGCCGATTACCTGGAGGATGTTCGCGAGATCTGAGCGGAACAGCCAGTCGTAGACAGTCACTTCTTCAGCACGAACGCGATCACCGAGATCAGCGAGACCATGATCGCGATGCCCATGATGATGGCCTGGACGCTGCCGGTCATGCTGCCGCGGTCCAGCCGGGTCTCCGTGCGCTGGTCCGCCGACCCGGCGATGCCGCCCTCGCCCTTGTCCAGCCGGGCCTTCACGTCATCGAGCCGTTCCGCGATCGCCTTGATCGACGTGGCCGTGTTCGCGGCGTTCGCGTCGATCTGCTTCTGGGTCGCGATCTCCGATTTCTGGATGGCCTGCGCGTTGGCCTTGTTCTGCTCGCTGACGGCTTCCTTGGCGGCTGCCAGCGCCGCGTCCAGGGAGATGCGGGACTCCTGCGCGGCCTGCTCGGTGCGGGTGTCACGCTCGAGGAACCGGGTGTTCACGGCGTCGAACTTCTCCAGCGTCACGTCACGGACGTTCGTGATCAGGCCCTCGACGACCTCGCGGAGCGCGGCGCTGGAACGGTCGATGTCGGACGGGAGCTTGTCCACGTTCTCGGCCAGCAGCTTCGTCGCCCGGTCGATGCCATCAATGCGGCCGGTGACGAGCTCGCGGAGCGCGAGAACCTGCGCGGCGATGTCCTGACGGAGGTGCTCGCGGGCCGCGTCGGCGTCGACCGGGATACGGTCTACCCGCTCGGCGAGGAGCTTCGTCGCGGTGTCCATGCCGCGCAGCCGTTCCTCGAGCAGTTCCCGGAGCGACGCGTCACCGTCGCGGAACCGGCCCAGCAGCGCGGCCTCGGTCTCGCGGAGCGCGGCGGTGGTGAGGACGGTCGGGTCGGGCCTAGGGCGCCAGTCGTACTGGCGGGACGCGGCGTTCGCCGCTGCGGTCTGTGATTCGTCGTCGCCGTTCACGGCCGCACCCCCTTACCGCTTGTGGCATGTGCAGGTGCACCCGGCGCAGCCGTAATGGTCCCCGGTGTCACACTCGCGGCTGATCACCGGCGCTGCCAGTCGCCGATCCCGCGCCCCCGCTGCCCGGCCGCGACCGCCAGCAGCGACGTGATGTCGGAGAACAGGTTGGCGAACGGCGTCGCCGTCCCCACCTGCGCGTCATCGTCGTACTGGTAGGCACCCCAGAGGAACGTGACGGGCGTGTTGTTGACCTCGCCGCCGTACCCGTAGTCGGTCAGGATCAGCTGCGACACGAGCCCGGCGCGCTGCATGCCCAGGTCCACCGGCGTGCCCCCGGTCGTCATCAGCTGCCCCGGCCCGAAGGTGAACGGCCCCGCGAACGACGCGCCCTGGTACCGCTCCAGCACGAAGTTCCCGACAGCCTGCGCCTGCGCCTCGGTCAGCACCGAGATGTTCCCGAACACGGCCGCTGGCAGCAGCGGGATCCCGGCGGAGGACAGGTCGAGGAACGTTTCCAGGGGGCCGTGGGTGTCGATGCTGGCCTGGTTGACGACGGACGTGGTCAGGAACTCGGTGTTGTTCTTGACCGGGTTCCCGAATCCCTGCGGGGTGAGCGCCTGGTACCGGATCCAGATCGTGTTGACATAGCCCCCCAGCGTCCTGGCCACCGGCGTGTTGGAGACCAGCAGCCGGTTGACCGTCGTGGGCAGCGGGACGACGGTCAGCTCGTTGCGCCGCGACACCAGCCACACCAGGCCGCCGCGGGTGCAGACCAGGTTCAGCAAATCAGTGATCGTCTGCGCGCCCGGGTCCACGCGCTGCCCCAGCCACATGCCGGACGGCGACCCGATGCCCGGGTTGGTCCACGGCAGGCCCCGGTTGATCGCGTTGTTCACGGACTCGTCGGGGTTGTTGTTCCACGTCTGATAGATCGCGGCGTAGTTGGTGCCGAAGTTCCCCGACCCGACCGCGGTCAGCGACCAGCCGCCCGGTGTCGGCTCGGGTTCGAGGAGCTGCCCGTTCCAGGCGACCTGGCCGCCGCGGTACACGAACGCGAGCCGTCCGGCCTGGATCGCGGCGGACTTGAACGACGCGGGCACGGACAGGGTCGCGGACATCTGGTCGCAGCCGCCGGGGCACGCGAAACTGTAGACGAGCCCGGACATCATGCCGAGGGTGCCGAGCCAGATCGGCTGGGAGCCGTCGAGGTTGCAGGTCATGACCTGGCTGACGCTGCGGGTCGGCACCGGGACCTACATCTGGTCCAGCGAAAATGAGCCGCAGCAGTCCAGCCGGGTGGACGCCGCCGCGACACCGTAGATCAGGATCGCGCCGCTCGCCTGAATGTGCAGCGCCGGGGAACGGGGCGTCGCGCCCGTCTGGAGCACGTCAGTGGTGCAGTCCACGATCATGACCTGCTGCGGCAGGAGCCCGTTCCCGTTCGCGTCGGCGCCGGGCAGCACCGCTATCTGGTAGGCGTCTGATGCGTGCGCGCCGTTGCTGGCCATGCTGGCGGAGATCCGCACCATGTTGGTGAGCGGCTCGAACCTGGCCCACGCGCCGGTGAACGGCGGCAGCACCGACCATCCGGTGGCCAGGGGGTTGAACGCCGTCCACGGCCCGGGCTGCATCGCCTGGATGGCCTGGATGGCGGCGTACGCCTTCTCGCTGGCCATCACCCACCATCCTCCCGCGCGATAGAATCAAGGGGTACATGAAGCGGGTCCGGATTGGTGCGTCAACACCGCTGCCGGACCCTGACCGCCAAACCAGGAGGCGGCTATGGATGACCCTACTGAGCGCTGGCTACCCATCACCGGCTACGTCGGCCTCTATGAAGTCAGCGACATAGGGCGCGTGCGCTCCGTGCTGCGGACCATCACCCGATCCGATGGCAAGGTCAAGACCTTCCAGGGCAAGATCCTTAAACCGTGGATTAACGCGAGCGGCTATGCAGTCGTCTACCTCTCGCGGCGCGGCAGCCAGGAGCCTCATCTTGTTCACCGCCTCGTCCTTGCGGCGTTTACGGGAGCGTGCCCCGAAGGCCAGGAAGGTCGCCACGGTCCCAATGGCAAGCTGGACAACCGCGCGAGCCAGCTTTGCTACGGCACGCGCCGCGAGAACATGGCCGACAAGATCCGCGACGGCAGCAGTAACCGGGGCGAACGCCATGGGCTGGCCAAGTTGACAGCCGATGGCGTTCTGGATATTCGCCGCAGGCGAGCCGACGGCGAACGGCTGGAAGCCATAGCGCGGCGACACGGCGTGAGCTTCCAGAACGTCAGCTTGATAGTCAACCGTAAGGCCTGGTCACACATTTAATTAGCTAATACGTTCGAGATACCATGAAGGATAGTACGTGACCCCGATCTGCGGACATCCTTCACAGGCGTAAACCATGATCACATTGTCGCCCGGGTACAACGTGAGCGGGCCGCCGGAGATCGCGACGCACTGGTCCATGACGGATACGGCCTGGGTGCGGTCCAGGTTGGTGCCCATGATCCGGCCGAGGTCCCGGTTCGATGCGGGGGCGTCGATGTAATAGGTCTGGTAGGCGTTGTCCACCACGTCGGAGACGATGACCGTCTGGCCCTGGGTATCCAGGAAGAGCACGTCGAGGTACAGGTCCGACGGCGGCGTGACCCCGGACGCGTTCTCGAAGATCATGATCGTGTAGTAGGCGGACGTGTTCCCCGGGTCGATGTCCCTGATGGGCAGCGTGACTTCGCCGACGGGCAGGATGCCCTGCCCGGACGGGTCGTCGTCGCCGGGGGTGAAGGTGCGGGACACGTTCGCGGTGGCGTGCGGGCCGCCGGGGTACTCGTACTGCCGGACGGAGACGGTGAGGGTGCGGGGGACGCCGGGCTGGTTCCACGGGTTCGCGGCGGTGGTCCCGGCGACGGCGACGATCGTGTAGGTGCCCTGGAAGCCCGCGTTGACGCCGGACACCAGCGCCGGGACGGGGTACTCGACGTTGCCGTCGGCGGCGACGGGGGTGGCGCCGAACGTGACGAGGGGCGACAGGTTCGCCGGGGCGTCCGGGGAGGGCACGTGGACGATGAGGGTGGAGAAGTTCTCCTGCCCGGTGGTGCGGGAGATGATGACGGCGCCGTTCGCGCCGGGGGCGCCCTGCACGGCCGCGCCGCCCGACGCGGCGCCGCCGCCTGCGCCGCCGGGGGCCTGCCCGGCGACGGGCGCCGCTCCGACCATCGTGGACCCGGTGCCGCCGTCGCCGCCGATGTCCGGCGCGGTGCCGCCGACGGCCAGTACCCCGGCCGCGCCCGCGCCGGTGGTCCCGGCTGAGGAGCCGCCGCCGCCGCCGAACGCCGACCCGGTGCCCTGGAACTGGAGGGTGGCGACCGCCATCACCCACCCGGAGGACGTGATGGTGGCCCCGGCGGTCAGCGCCGTGGTGGCGGCCACGACGTCCTCGGCGACGGTCAGGTACTGCGCCGGGGCGAACGCGAGCATGACGCCGCCGTTGAGGAACGACGACGAGTCGGTGCCGTTCACGTTCCCGGTCGCCGCATGGCCGGTCTGGACGAAGCTGCCGATGAGGGTGCCGACGTTCGTGGCCGAGGTGGCGTTCGTGGTGCTGGACTGGGTGGCGCGCACCGTCACCGACGCGGGCTTGGTGATGGTGCCCGCCGCGGTGCCGGCGGTGAGCGCGCCGAGGGACTGGGCGCACCACAGGATCAGGTCGCCGTCGTTCAGCGGCGTGATCCCGTTGACGGTGATCGTCGCGCTGGTCTGGATGTTCCCGGATCCGGCGAGCTGCGGGTCAGGACCGGACGTGTTCCCGACGGCGACGATCGACGCGGCGATCGGGTTCCCGGACGAGCAGGTCAGCGTCAGCGTGGTCGTGCCCGGCGTCCATCCCTCGGTGCCGTCCATGACGCGGGTGAAAAGCTGCTGGTTCCCGGAGCTGCCGACGGTGACCGTCTGGGAGGTGAACCCGGACGGCGGCGTCATGGTGAACCCGGCGTGCGGCCACGCCGCCCAGATGACGATCCAGTCCCCGGCCACCGCACCCGAGGGGACCACGATCCCGGTCAGCGTCGTTGGTGACCCGGCGGACCCGGAGTTGAACGACGCCGATCCGGCGCGGACCACGGGACCGCCTGCGGCGCCGGCGCGCTGCGTGGTGATCGCCGTGTAGCCGCCGGTCCACGTGGTGGGCGACCCGCCGGGCTGGCTGCTGACCAGCGCGGCGATCGCCCATTCCGACGGCTGGTTCAGGACGCCGGTACTGCCGGATGACGGCGCGGCGGACGCGCCCGAGTTGCCGAGGGAGACGTCGAACGGGACCGTTGTGGACACGCCAGAGCAGCCCCGGATGACGATCGCCTGGGACGCGAGCGCGGACGCGTAGGTGACGGTCACGTGATCGGAGCCGGACGTCAGCTTCACCGTCGGGCTCGTGCCGTTCGCCGCGGTGACCGCGACCCAGATCACGCCGGTGAGCGCCGCGGCGTTGTTGGCGTCCACCGCGGGGTGGTACAGGTTCCCCTGGCTGTCGGTGACCCCGGAGATGTCGCCCTTGTTGCTGCCCGCGATCACCGCGATCGCGTCCCCGGCGGTCGTGGACGTGGCCACCGCGACGGACACGACGCCGCCCGCGGCCAGGACCCCGTTACCGGCGAACGTCGCGATCGTGTACGGGGTGCCGGGGGAACCGCCCGCGCCCGTCGCGCCCGTCGCGCCCGCGCCGCCGGTGAAGTGGACACTGTTCGTCGACACCGCGTTCGTCGCGGCGCCGGTGATCGACGTCGCCGACAGGCCCCCGGCGGCGGTGACGGTCACCGAGTCGCCGGTGAAGCTGGTGGTGCCGCCGTTGACGGCGGGAGGGTCGCCGCCGATCTGCACCGACCCCGCCGGCGCCGCCTGGTTCACGATCGACCGCAGCGCGTTAATCGTGTTCGTGTCGCCGGGCAGCCAGCAGATCACCTGCCCGTTCGACTCGCCCATCCAGAACGGCTGGAACAGCAGCAGCGGCCCGTACTGGGCGCCGATCGCGATCGCCCACGCGTCGTTGAACCACTGCACCCGCGTCGCGCCCTGCACCTCGCAGTTCAGCTCCGGGATGGCGAGTACCGCGTTCGGGACCTGGGAGCGGATCGCCGCGAACGCCGGGTTGAACACCGCCGCCGCCGTCCGCCCGTGCGCATAGCCGTCGACGCCGTAATAGTCAAGGTCCGACCCGCCGGCGATCGTCTTCTTGCACGACACCCACCCGGACGGGTTCGCGACCACCGCGTCCCGGGAGAACGTCTGCCCGTACGGCACCGACGGCGCCCACTGCTTGAACCGCGGGTAGAAGTAGGCGTGCAGCCCGCGGACCTGCGCCGGGGTCGGGTTCCCGGCGGATAGGTGATCGGCCTCATGCCACATCGAGATGATGATCGACCCGGGGTTCTTGTTCCACTGCGCCTGGCAGGACAGCGCGAACGTCTTGATCCCGGCGTCGTAGTTCCCCGCCAGCAGCCCCGGGATGTCGAACTGCTCCCAGTCACCCAGCACCACCGTGGCGTTCGCCGGGATCTTCGCGCCCCGCGAGCCCGGGTCGTTCCACTTGTTCGGGAACCCGCCCGGGCCGGAGCCCTTACCGCCCTGGAACCGGAAGCAGACAGCCTGGCCGCCGATCTGCATCGCCGTGTACACGTCGTCGTACGATGCGGGCGGCCACGCGGCCCCGGAGTTGATCCCGAAGATCGGCAGCGTCGACGTGGACACGGCCGTGATGACGATGGTCAGGGCCTGGGTGTCGGTCTTGACGGTGCCGGACGAGTCGGCGACCATGACCGTGAACGTCGAGTTGCCCGCCGCCGTGGGGATCCCGGAGATGATCCCGGAGCTGGTGCCGAGCGTCAGCCCCGGCGGCAGCGTCCCGGCCGAGATCGACCAGGTGAGCGGCGCGGTGCCGACGCCGTTCGTGGTCATCGTCAGGGAGTACCGGCCGCCGACATTCCCGGCCGGCGCCGTGGTGGTCGTGATCGCGAACGTCGCCGCGACCACCACGCGCAGCACCAGCACGACGGTCGCGGTCGCGCCCAGGCTGTCGGTGACGGTGAACCCCAGCGACGGCGACACCGCCGACCCGCTGGGCGTCCCGGAGATAACGCCGCCCGAGCTCAGCGACAGCCCGGTCGGGATGACGCCCGTCGTGTGCGACCACGTGTAGGCCGGGGTGCCGCCGGTGGCCGTCAGCGTCGCCGAGTACACGCTGGACACGGTCGCCGTCGGCAGCCCCGTCGTCGTGATCGCCAGCGTCGAGATCCCCGTCTGCGGGGTCCCCCCGGCGCCGATGACACCGCTGTACACGGTGCCCGGCGTGAGGCCCAGCAGCGGCTCCTGCGCGACCTCGGCGCCGGACCCGCCGCCGCCCTCCCCGGCCAGCACCAGCGAAGCGCCCGCGCCGCCGCCGCCGACCGCGGTCACCGACGCCGTGCCGCCCGTCAGCCCGGCCGGCGCGGTCCACTGGAACGGCCCCGGCGTGTTGAGCGTGACCGTCTTGGTGATCCCCGGCTGCTGTGCCTGCAGCGACAGCGGCGCCCGCGCGGTCCCCGCGACGCCCAGGATGTTGTACACCGCACCGCGGGTGGTCGCCGTCTGCACCGACGGCGGGTTCGCGGCCACGTGGTCGTACCACGTGTTGTACCCGAAGCCGTCGTTCGGCGTGTTGAACACCGAGACGAAGTAGCTGATGACGTGCGTGTAGCTGAAGGCGCGGCCCTGCGGGATCGCCGCGCTGATGAGCTGCCAGTTCGGCACCGACGCGTTCCCGCTCGGGGTCAGGTGCCGCGACACGGAGAACGACAGCAGCTTCCCCGCGTTGTCACCCAGGATGAACTGCACCGTGCACGGATTCATGAACGTCGCCGGGAAATTCGCCCCCACCCCGACCCACACCGACAGCACGCTCATGGCCGACAGGTCCGTCGCCGCGAAACTCGCCTGGTAGTTCGGCGCGTTCGTCGGCCCCGACTGCGACCACTTCGCCGAATGCGGACCGACGATGTGCTGCGTGTCCTGCGAGAAATTCGTCCCCGACACCGACGAGAAGGTGTCGAGGACGATAGGTGCCGGGGGTGTCACGCCGCCCGGCAGAGGGGACGCGACCGCGATCGACACCGGCTGATCGGAATGCCCGTAGGGGAGGGCCTGGAACGTGATCGTGATCGCGCCGATGGGAAGCCCGAGGGTCTGGTCGACGCCGCCGTACGTGAGCGCCGACGCCTGCGCGCGGAAGCAGTCCAGCACCAGCGGCAGCGCGACGCCCAGGCCGCCCGCGGACGCCTGCGACGGGTCACGCGTCCACGTCAGCGTCCACGTCTGCTGATCGATCGCCTGCGACAGCAGCTCCAGCGCCCCCGCCTGCGTCGTGAAATCCGGGGCCACGATCTGGATCGGCAGCGTGATGGTGCGGTCGGATGCGCGGCGCCCGAACGGCCGCTCCCCGTCCAGCGCGAGGGAGCCGATGAAGTCGGTGGTGGGCTGCGCCGCGCCCAGGTCGTAGCCGGGCTGCAGCCGGAAGATCGCGCCGACACCGGCGGCGTTGACGCACAGCGGGTTCGTGTTCTGGACGCCGCCGGGACCGCCCAGCAGCTCGATTTGTCCTGCCACCACCAAAGAGTCCGCCGACATTTAGCGCGACCCCCCGGTAAAATGGAAAGCGGCCCGGCTATGCGCGTCAACGCAACAGCCGGGCCTGACCACATTGGAGGTGTGGCTATGGATGACCCTACTGAGCGATGGCTTCCTATCGCGGGCTATGAAGGCTTGTACGAGGTCAGTGATCTCGGCCGCGTGCGCAGTTTCCACGCTGGTCGCGGGAGCGGCAAACGAGGCGGCGTACTGGCTCCTGGCCTGAGCGCCGGGCACCTGACCGTTGCTCTTTACCGGGAGCGGAAAGCCAAGAGCCGTCTCGTGCATCAGCTCGTGCTGGAGGCTTTCGTTGGTCCGTGTCCGCCGGGCATGGAGTCTTTGCACGGACCTGGCCGGGCAATGGATAACCGGCTCGTCAACCTGAGTTACGGCACGCGGCTGCAGAACATGGCCGACATGGTGCGGGACGGTACTGCCCCTCGTGGTGAGCGATGCGGGTCGGCGAAGCTGACAGCCGAGATCGTCGCGGATTGCAAGCGGCGGTACGCAGATGGCGAGACTCAGACCGCGCTCGCACGCGAATACGGCGTAACGCAGTCTGCGATCTGCGAAGCCGTCAACGGGAAGAAGTGGGCTCATCTCGCAGATGGCACGGAAGTGCGCCCGCGTACCTGGGTGGCCGGTGAACGGCACTGGGCCGCGAAGGTCACCTGGGCAGACGTCGGCGAGATCCGGCGTCGTGCGGCGGCTGGCGAACAGCAGCGACCGCTTGCGCGTGAGTTCGGCATCAGTCAGCCAGTCGTATCGAAGATCGTGCGACGCGAGATCTGGCGCGACCCTCCCGCTGTCGGACGCCATCAGGCCCACGGCCCGCGTGCCGAGTACATGCCGCGTGCACCGGCGCGGCGGGCGGTGCCCTGCAGTCCGCGGGCCATCGCCGTGCCCGTCGCTGACGGGGACTGCCGCAGGATGTCCCGGATGTCACGCAGCAGCGACACGATGGCCATCTCCTGCGAACCGGACAGCACCCGCTCTGGGGCGCCGGTGTTGTTGATGGCCACCGACGCGCCCGTGGGGATGAAGCCGCCGCGGTCGTACCAGTTGAACGCCCGCTCATGCGCGGCGGCCTGCTGCGGGCCGCCGTACTTGCTGCGGATGTAGTTGACCATCCACGAGATCTGCGGTTGCGGGACGCCGGAGTTGGCCAGCCGGTCGCCGGCCGTCGACAGCCCGTAGCCGCCGTACTCGTTGCCGAGCGAGCCGCCGCCGCCCGCCACGCCGTGGCCGAGGGCCTGGGCGATGCCCAGCGCGCCGGACGCCGCGTTCTGGATGGTGGAGTTCCACCCGGACTCGCGCTGCCCGACGTAGTTCCACGCGGCCCAGTTCGCGCCCGTGCCCCACGACGGCATCATCTGCCGGGCGAGGCTGGCGTTCGCGGAACCGGAACCGAGCCCCACGTTGACGTTCGGCAGCTTCCCGCCCGGCACGCCCCCGCCGCCGCCGCCGAACCCGAGGAAGCCCTTGATGCGGTCAAACAGGCCCGTCAGCTTGTGCCACAGCGACAGCATCCCGTTAATGATCATCTGGACGGCGTGCTTGCCGATGTTGTACAGCAGCGTGCCGAGCCCGGACAGCGCGGATGCGATCCGGCCCGGCAGGTGGGTGAAGAACGAGACGACCTTCCCGATGCCGGATCCCACGTCGAGGACCATCTGGGTGATGCTGGCGCCGATCGCGTTGACCGCCTGCCCGATCTGGACGACGACCTCGCGGAACTTGTCGATGGCGTTCGCTATCCAGTGGATGGTGGCCTTGATCGCGTTCGGCAGCCGGGTAAGGAACCACGCGACGGCCCTGATGACGACGACCTCGACGCGGCCCATCTCGGCGATGAAATCGACCAGGTAGGGGATCAGCGGCGTCGTCGCGTTGATCAGGGCAATGATCGCGTTCGTGAGCTTCACCCAGGTCGGGATGTTCTTCAGCAGGGACGCCAGCAGCACCAGGAACAGTTTCGAGATGGACCCGAGTAGCGGCACGAACGCGCCCATCGCGGGCTTGATCTGCGGCTCCAGCAGCTTCAGCGACTTCACCAGCGTGACGCCGATGCTCTTCGCGATCGCGTCGACGAACGGCGCCGCGGTCTTCGCGATCACCGCCAGCGGCCCCATCGCGTCCCCGGCGATCTTCAGGCCGATGCCCAGCATCTTCAGCGCCTCCGGCTGGAACGCCTTCGCGAGCTTCCCGAACGCCGTCTCAAGGCCCTGGACGGCCTTCACCGCCGTGGCGATAGGCGCCGGCAGGCTGGCGTAGTCGGCTTTCAGCGTTGCGAGCGCGGCCGTCTTTGCCCCGTGGGTCGTCGCCTGCGTCACCGCCTGCTGATCCTTGCTGATCTTGGACAGGGCCGTGGAGATCTTCAGGAACGTCGGCAGGGCGAGCGCCCCGAACCCGGCGATGCCCGCGCCGGCGGCCAGCGAGACAGTGCCGAGCGCTGCGATGACCGGGGTCAGTGCGGCGATGCCGATCGCGATCCCCGAGCCGCCCGAGAAGAGCGCTCCCAGCGGGCCGAGCAGGCCGAGGAAGCCGCCGCTAGCCCCCCCGGCCGCGCCCGCGCCGCCGCCCGTCTCCGCGGTCTTGCGGATCTCCGCGCGCAGCGCCGTCAGCTTCGCCGTCGCCAGGCCGGTGTCGAGTTTCACCGCGAACTCGGGGAACGCCTTCTTCAGCCGCTCCGCGTTCACGTCAAGCGCAGCCAGCTTCCGCTGCGCATCCTCCGTTTTGGCGTCGACCTTCACCTCGACCGGCGAGCGGTCCAGCAGCCCTTGCACCTGCGCGGTGACGGAGCCGATCTTCGCGGTGGCGTCAGCGACGATCCCGTTGACCTGGACAGACACGGTCTTAACGAGCGACACGGGCTATCCCTTCCTGGCCATCAGGTAGCGGATAAGGTGGTCAAACTCGGCGACGGTCAGCTCGCCCTGTTCGGCCGGGGTGAAGCCGAAGACCTCGGCGAATGCGCCGAGGTACTCGGCGCGCCCGGCGGCGAGGCCGCCCCGGTAGGGTCCGGGCTCTCCGCCTCCTGCGCCTCGCCGAGCGCCTTAGCGAGCTTCAGCAGCTTGAAGTCCGTCTCCCCGATCGGCTGCTTCAGGTCGCCGCCGGTGAAGATCAGCCACCCGAGGGCCTGCAGGCAGTCAGCGGACGCCTTCCCCAGGCCCTCTTCCCAGTCGCCGAGCGTCCCGCCGGTGTGCTTCTCGATCGCCTGGCCCTGCCGGACGGTGATCTCGTCCAGGTCAAGGTCATAGACGGCGCCCTCGTAAGTGATTTTCATTGCGGGGTTTCCTTAACTATCTGAAGCCGCTGGCCCTGGCCCACTCGGTGATCATGCGGTTGGCGAACTCGTCGGCGGCGCTGCCTGCCGCCGCTTCGGCGGCCTGCGCCATGAACGGGCGCACGGGAATCTGGCGCGCCCAGGTCCAGCCGGGAGGCTCGTAGCGCAGCTTGCCGTTTTTCTTTTTGCCGACGGCCGTGCCGCGGAGCCGCTCGCCGTGGCCGAACACCGGGTGAGCGATCGGGGCGCCGGAGTTGCGTCCTTCCATGACATATGCCTGAGGTGCTGCACGGCCCCCGGCGGTGATGGTGACCCTCTTCGCCGTGCCGGTGGTGACGCTGGAACTGACGCGCACGGACAGCGGGACACGACGGGACCACCGCGCCGAGCTTGCCTTCGCGACGCGGGCGATCAGCAGCGCCGCATCAGACAGCGCGGGACCTGTCCACGGGCCATTGAAGGGCAGGATGGTGCTCTTGGCGCGGCGTGACGGTGCAGGCATCGGTATCTCCCCGGTTGACAAGGTTGTGCTACAACCCGTACGGTTGTAGCACAACCGAGAGAAAAGGAATCCCATGCACCAGCACCTGATCGCAACCGCCGGCAACGGCGCCGGCGACACCATCGGAGGAATCATCCTGTGGCTCATCGTCATCGCCGCGTATTGGACTCCGCTGCTCATTGCGAGAATGCGCCGCGTCCGCAATATCGGTTCCGTTGCCGTCATCAATGGCCTGCTCGGCTGGACGGTCATTGGCTGGATCGTCGCGCTCGCGATGGCGTGCCGCTCTGCGGACATCCCGGCACGGGAGCACCCCGTTGCCTAACGTGCAGAAGTACAACCCCATCGGGTTCCGGCCGCCCGAGCCTGACCGGCTATGGCTACTGGCCTACGCGCAGCGCACCGGCCGCGCCGTCAACGCGATCCTCGCCGAAGCCCTCGCCAGGTTCCGCGCCGACCATGAGGATCCGCAGGAGATCGGCCGGTGAACAGCGAGGCGCGACGCGCCTATCAGCGCGAGTACTACCAGCGCAACCGCGAGAAGATTAGAGAACAGCAGCGCGCTTCAGGCAAGACGCGGAAGCGGAAGCAGCCAACACCTGAGCAGCGAGCAGCGACGGCTGAGTATCAGCGCGCTTACAAGCAGCGTAACCGCGAGAGGCTGAAGGCGCTGAGGGTCGCGTACTACCAGGAAAACCGCGAAGCGGTCATGGAGCGCTCCCGGCAGCGTTACGCGCAGCGCGACCCGGAGGAACACCGCGCTAAAACCCGTGCGTATCGTGAACGCAATCGCGAAGCGCTGATCGCTAAGAGCCGCGCATACTCACTGAGCAATCCCGAAAGGATCCGCATAAACGGGACGGCCTACCGTCACGGATTGCGGCCGGAGGACTGGGCGGCGATATGGGATGCGCAATCTGGTTTGTGCTATCTATGCGGTATGACGCTGGAGGCACTGGCGCCACGCGAGATCCAGGTTGATCATGATCATACTTGCTGCCCGCGTCACCGGTCATGCAGGATTTGCCGCCGTGGTCTCGCTTGCCAGCACTGCAATACGGCGATCGGCAACGCAGCCGATGATCCGGCCCGTCTGCGGCGCATGGCCGACGCCCTCGAAGCTGCGCAACTGGCAGTCGAACGCCGGAAGGCGGCAGAAGCTCAGATCCCCCTTTTCGCAGACGATGAAATCAGCCGGTGATCACGGGATGGTCAAATTCTCCACGGGAAGCGAGGACACCGCGAACGACCATGTGGCCTGCCCGGCGTTCTCCGACATGTCCGGCGCCTGGGAGGTGACGACCACCGGGAACACGTTCATCTTCCCGCCGGTGTTGTCGCCTTCGAGGAGGGTCACGATGAACCCGGTGGTGCCGCGGGGCAGCAGCGACCGCGCGTCGACGCCGTTCGCCGACAGGTACATCGTCAGGTCGTTCGGGCCGGAGGTCAGCCGGCCGCCGACCTGGCTGGTGAAACGCGACCCGAGGTCGGGCATGTCGACCATGTTCGCGACGAGTGCCCACCCGGACGCCGCCGCGATCTCGGCTGAGAGGTCCACCCCGGCGTTGAGCTCGGCGCGGGTTGGCGCGTTCTTGTTGGCGATGGCCGCCACCCAGTAGAACTTCCTTGTCCCCGGAGGGAAATAACCCACGCGAGGGGTGAGAGCTGGGGCCGCCATGGCTTACTTCTCCTTCGGTGCGGTCTTCACGCTGGCGGCCTTGTCCTGCGCCGCCGCCTGCTCCGCCGCTTCTGCCGCGGCGGCCTGGTTCGCGTCATGCTCGGCCTGCGTCATCCACCCGGACATGCGCAGGTGCACCAGCGCGCCCTCGTCCACGACCACCTGGTGCCCGGTCTCCGGGTGGTACGCCAGGACGCTCATGAGCCCGGGATGGTGACGACGGCGACACCGAAGCCGGTGGCCCCGGTCAGGGTCGTGATGTTCCCGTAGCCGACCGCGACGAGGCCCGCGCCGTACACCGACGCAGGCAGCGGGATCAGGTACTGCGACGCCGCCGCGATCGTGATCGTCCTGGTGCCGACGACGAGGCCGTCGAACGGCTGCGGGACGAGGGTGACGGTCGTCGGGGTGGCGCCGTTGGACACGAACAGGGCGACCCCGGAACCGGTCGGGGCGAGGTCCCCGGTGGTGCCGCCGGGTGCCTGCACGGTGATAGCCGCCGCGGGGGCATGCGACGGCGACTGGATCGAATACGTCTGAGCGGCCATGGGCTTCCCTTGCTGTCGTTTCTAGGTGCCGGGTGAGGTGATGACGGCGACCTGGACGGTCGTCAGGGTGCCGGTGTAGGTGAGGACCACCGACGTGCCGTACACGGAGCTGACCAGCGGGATCAGCGTCGTGGACGGCGACGCGCATGACACGACCCGCGGGCCGACGGTCAGCCCGTCATCGGTGAGGCACGGCAGCGACACGGTCACCGTCCCGTTCGCCGTCGGGTTGACAACGATCAGGCTGATGCCGGAGCCGCAGGGCGCGATGTCGTTGGTGGCCGGGGGTGACACGTAGGCGATGGCCGCGCCGGCGTGCGGCGGGTTCTGGATCGTATAGGTGGCCACGTGGGTGCCTTCCGGTCAGAGTGGACGATGCGGTCAGTGCGTGGCCGTGATGGCCGTCGCCTCGATGGTGAACAGCACGCGGACGGCCATCCCGCGGCCGCCTGCCAGCGCCGGTCCCTGCTGCAGGTCGGCGGTGGTTACGCCCGCGTCCTTCGAGCCGGGCAGCGTCCCGCCTAGCGTCGGGTCGGCGCGGATCAGATCCTCGGCGGCGCCGACGATGCCGTCGGCGGCGATCCGCATCGAGCGCACGTCGTCGTCGCCGGACCATGCCTGCGCGACGCAGTGCACCGCCAGGGCCTCCTGCCGGACGTTGCGGCCGAGGCCGGGCTGCCATGCCTGGACGGAGGTGGCGGCGGCGGGTGACGGGTTGGTGATGTCGTCGACGCCGACCCACAGGGCGAGGGGTCCCGGGTCGGCGGTGACTTTCGGCCCGTCGATGACGTTGACGGGTGGCACGGCCTGGCCGAGGGTCGGCGCGGCGGTGAACAGCGCCACGAGGTAGTCAATGGCCGCCGGGACACGCGAGGTGGTCACCAGGTCACCGCCCATGCCTCGTCTAGGAGCCAGTCATCCGGCCACGGGATCAGGCCGCCCCAGGTGACCAGGCCATCGCCGAGGAGGAGGGCGGCGTGCGGGCCATGCGGCGTGGCCACGCCGATGACTAGCGGTAGCCTGCCGGTGAGGTCGCCAGGTGCCGGGACAACGCCGCGTATGGCGCGCGTCGCAAACTCGCCGAAGCCTCCGCCGTCACTACGCTGATCCGCTGGCCACGGGGAGCACACGGGAAAACCTGGCACAGCGAGCGCGGCGATGGCTTCCGGGATGGACAGCGGCCCGGCGCGGTCATGCAGCCGCAGCAGCTCCGCGTCGCTAACACGTAGCCCGCTACTGAGTAGCAGCGAGTTGGCCACGGCGACGGCCGCGCAGTTGTCCGCCGTGTCGTTGCCGCCGAGGATCCACCAGCCGCCGGAGCCGGGACCCGCGAGCCCGTGCTTCTTCGCCCGCTTCGCGTTCCGCGCCCTCGTGTGCGCCGCTTTCACCGCGGCCTTGTGGCGCAGCTGCCGGGTGTGCGCCGACACCTTCGCCGGGGGCTTCCCGGCGGGGGCCTTCACGGCCGGCCGGACCCAGGCCAGGCCGGGTGGCCGCGCGGGCGGCGTTGGTTTCTTCGCCTTCGCGGGGCGCGGTGGCTTCTTCACGCGGCCAGGAATGGGTTCCGGTGGTACGTCTCCAGCGCGGCCCGGATCAGGGGGCTGGACTCGATGACCGCGGTCGCGAACTCGCCGGGGACGGCGCTGCCGCCCGGGACGTCCCGGGTGCGGAAGATCTCGGCGGCGACGGTCTGCGTCATCGTGCGGATCACGGCCGGGACCGCGGGCCAGCCGAACACGCCCGTCACCTGGACGCGGTCCATGCGCATCAGCAGCAGCGGGATCACCCACGGGAACGTCAGGCCGCCGACCGCGCGGATCGACGTGTACGGCCACGGCTCGCCGAGCTGCCCCGGGTTGTACGGCAGCAGCTGGAAGGAACCCGTGGGCCACGTGATGGGGAATGTGCCGCCCTGGGCGGTGGTCCCGGCGGGGTCGGTGGCGAGGGTGGTGACGGACACGAGGTCGTTGACCTTGGTGCGGTACAGGTCCGCGGGGACGTAGGTGCGGGTCGCGGTGGCGTGGTAGAAATACCGTTCGCAGTAGCCGTCGATCGCCCGGCTGGCGGCGGCGCACGCGAGGTCGATCTGGTCGTCGTCGGCACTGCCGGTGATCTGCAGCCGCGCCTTGAGTTCCTCGGGGGTGCAGTAGTTCGTGTCGGCGGCGGTGAGCTCGAACGGGTCGAACACGTCGAAGTCGCCGGTCTGGACGCCTGCGCCGGTGCCGGTGCTGACCGCCGCGTACTGGTAGTGGCCGAGCGCGGCCAGGTCGGTGACGGGGACGTCCTGGTGGTAAGTGCCCGTCGAGTCATGCACGGGGGTGGCGTACGTGCCGGTCGTCGTGAAGGTGCCGTCGCCGGCGGCGAGCTTGACGGTGATTGTCAGGGACCCGGCATCCACGAGGCTGTAGGTGCCGTCAACGTTGCGCTGCTTCACGGTGACCGGGATAGTGACCGGCTGGCCGGCAGGATATCTCGCCACTAACCTGGCCCTCCCGTCCTGGTCGTTGCCGCCGTAAGGGTGCTGCGCGGCGCGGTGCTGGCCGTGAGCGCGTTCCCGGCGGTGGCTGCGGTAAGGACGCTGCCCGCGGCGCTGGTGGCTGTCAGGGCGCCGATGGTGAACGCGACCCGGATGCTCCCGGTGGCGGTGACCGCACCGGCGCCGGCGAGCTGCGCAGTGGCCTGCTGGACGGCGAGCGCGGTCAGCGCCCCGGCTCCGGCCGTCGTCGCGGCGACGGTCTGGACGGCTTTCGCCGTTACGGCCCCGGCTCCGGCAAGGTTCGCGGTGCCGGTGATGGCGCCGTTCGCGGACACGGCACCCGCGCCTGAGAGCGCCGCCGTGGCCGCCTGGGCGGCGGTGGCCGTCACTGCCCCGGCACCGGCTGCGATGGCCGTGGCGGCGACCGTGGCCTTAGCCGTGACCGTTCCCGCGCCGGCGAGGCTCGCGGTACTCGGGCCGCCCGAGCTGGCTACCGCCGTGACCGCCCCGGCGCCTGCCAGGCTGGCGGTGACAGCCTGGGTGACTACGTCCGCGACAGCGCCGGCGCCTGCCGGAGCCGCAGTCGCGGCCTGGGTGACCGGGACCGGCCCGAGTGCCCCGGCTCCGGCCGGCGCCCCCGTGACAGCCTCGGTGACGACCGCGGTGACGCTGCCCGCACCCGCCGCCGTGGCCGGGGCAATCTGCGTGACCACCGCGGCCACGGTGCCCGCGCCAGCCACGGTGGCCGGGACGATGACGGTGGCGAGCGCGGAGACGGCACCGGCGGCGGCGAGGTTCGCGGTGTTCCCCGCGGCGATGACACTGGCATTCGCCGTGACACTGCCCGCGCCTGCGAGGGTCGCCGTGCACGCCTGCGTGACTACGCCGGTGACGGCACCGGCACCGGCGACCGTGACCCCGGCGATCTCCGTGACCACCGTGGCAACCGCACCACCGCCAGCGGGTGCGGCCGTGACAGCCTCAGTTGCCACCGTGGTGATGGAGCCCGCGCCAGCCGGGGCTGCGATAACGGCCTGCGTGACTACGTCGGTGACCGCGCCAGCGCCAGCGAGGGCAGCGGCACCCGGCTGGGTGGTTTTCGCAGTGATCGCGGCGGCGCCGGCTGCTGTTGCCGGCGCGATTTCGGTGACAGCCGCGGTGACGCTGCCTGCGGCAGCCAGGGTGGTGGTGGTGCCCGCGTCCTGCGTGGCGAGCGCGGAGACGGCACCGGCGGCGGCGAGGTTCGCCGTGGCGATGATAGTGACCGCGCCCGCGGCGCCCTGTGGCTGCTGCCGGTGACGGAACCGGCGCCGCCACGTCCTGCCCGGCCGCGCCTGCGGCACCGGAACCGGGACCGCGGCGGCGGCCGTCGCGGCGGCGTAATGGGTACTGATCTGCGTCGGGGTCAGGACCGCCGGGTAAACCGCGAGATCCGCGACCGTCGCCGTCGGGTCATTGTTGGTGACCGTCCCCGGCCAGTTCCCGACGAAGTTCCCGCCGAAGCCCGCATACCACAGGCCGCTGCCGCCCGCGATGCTCGTCGCCGTCGACGCCGTCGCCACCGACGTCGCGTCGATGTACAGGATCTGCGCGTGGGTCGTGGCGTTGTACGTGGCGACCAGGTAATGCCAGTTGCCGTCGTTCCACGCCCCGGCGGTCGTGCATGAGTTCACCGCGCCGTCGAACACGCCGAACGTGATCGTGCCGTTGTTCGCCAGGTAGACGATGAAGTTGACGTCCTGCGCCTGGACGATCGCGCCGCCCGCCGCCGTGGACGAGTTGAACCAGATCTCCGCGGAGACGTTCTGGAAGTTGGTGAGCGCCCCGGACGTGACATGGCCGCCGGTCGCCGACACGGTGTTGCCGGTGAGGCTGACCGCGAGGGAGCCGCCCATGCCCGCGCCCGGCGGACCCGTCACGCCGAGGGTGAACGCGCCGTTGTACGTGCCCGCGTGACCGCTGCCGGAAGCGTCGACCGCCGTCGTCCCGGACGTCTCGTTCAGCGCCCAGAACAGCGCCGGGCTGTCAGCCAGGCAGACCGACTGGTAGGTCACGGGCGCCCTTCCCGGTCAGTCAGGCGGCGGACCTCAGCTCGGGCCGGTCAGCGCGACCAGCGCATTCTGGAAGTTGAACAGGGACGCCCCGGTGCCGCCCGTGCCGCCCTGCTGGACAGTGCCCTGGAACACCTGCGCGCACGTCGCCATGTTGTTCGCCGCCGTCAGCAGCGCCGTCGCGTCCGCGGACGCGAACCCGAGCGCCACGAGCCCCGCCTGCCCGAGCCCCACCACATACGCCTGGAACGCCAGCGCCGCCTGCGCATTCGCGCGGAACGCCAGCGCGATCTGCGCCGCCTGGCTATTGATCTGCGCCACATTCGGCTGGTTCCCGATCGCCATGTCAGTTCAGCCCCAACACGAAGAACTGCTGCAAGACGATCGCGGTAGTGCCCGACGCCGAGCAGGTACACCACAGCTCCGGGAACAGCGCCGCCCCGGCGGACAGGGTCGTCAGGCTTGTCGAGATGTATGTGGACAGGTTCGTCGCCACCGGGATCGTCTGCGTGGCCGCGACCGAATGCTGCCAGTTGCCGTTGCACTGCAGCGTCGTGCCGCCCGTGGCGCCGACAACGTTGGCCGTGATGTAGATCTCGAACTCGAACGGCACCACCGTCGACGCGGTCGGCGTGATCGCCGGCAGCGTGAAAATCGTCCCGGCGGACAGCAGCGTCCCCGCGGCCGCGTCCAGCGCCAGCACCGGCGCGAGGGTGGCCGCCGTCGCCTGATTCGCCAGCGTCCCGAAACCCCGGATCAGCAGCCCCCGGCCGACGCCGTTCGGCACCGACCCGAAAAACCCGCCGGGGATGGTCGCGACCGGCGCCGTCGCCGTCGGCGCGGACACGACCCGCTGCGTGGTGAACGCCGTGTTCGTGATCGGCGCGGGCAGCGAGTACAGGACCTCTGGCTGGGTGCCGGTGTAGAACGACATGTCAGCGCCTCATGTCAGCGAAACCTGGATGCCAGCCGCCGCGCCGGAGCCGCCCGTCACCTGGAACGTGTTCCCGCTGGCCACGGCGATGGGCTGGCCGTTGAAGTTCCCCCAGAACCCCCGCTGCCCGGTGTTGCCGACAATGTCCAGCGACACGATCCCCGGCGACCCCACGACCCCGCCGATCGACACCAGCGACTGCGTCGTCAGCGGCACCCCCACCGCCGTCCCGGACGCCGACACGGTCGACGCCCCCAGCGGGGTCCACCCGCCGTTCACGGCCGTGGTGTACCCAGACGTCTGCGTCGGGATCTCCGTTCCTGCCGCCGCCGCCGTACTTGCCGTCGAGTTCAGCCGGATCCGCATCGCCGTCGTGCCCACCGGGGTGCCGATCGCCGTCCCCGGGATGCCCGCCGCGCCGGTCGGCAGCAGCCCGTTCAGCAAGATGGACACGAGCGCCTGGTCGATGGCTGCCACTACTGCTCCCTGCTGCCGTCAAGCAACGGCACCTGATCCTCGTCGACCCCGAGCAGCTGCCCGAGATCCAGCGTCACGTGAATAATCGTCCGGCCGCCCGCGTTCACCACGTGGCCGTCCGCGTCCAGCACCCGCCAGCCGTGATCCGGCTCCCACGCGGGCTCCGGGGGCGCGTCTAGCCGCAGCAGGTGCATCCCGGCTCCTCCTGATTGCTGGCGGCAGGCGGGACCACCCGCGTCCGCGTCCAAACCCATCGAGCCGGGTTGCTACCGGCTACCTGCCCTTACCTGCGAGTCGGCCAGCCAGGTCAGGATCTTGACGCCTGCGCGAACACCGACGTCACCGTCGCGTCCGCGGTCGCCTGCACGAGCCGGAACCGGACGAAATCGTGCATCACCGGGACCACCAGCGCCGTCTGCGGCGACGCGGCCAGCGCCGCGTACGCATGCGTCACGTCCATGGTCTCCGCGTCGGCGCTGCCCTCGATGGTCATCACCGTCGTCCCCGTGGAGTTGGTGAACACGTAGGCCAGGACGATGTTCGTGAAACCGTCCGTGTCCAGCCAGTCCGTCACCAGCGGCGAGGCCGCCACCGTCAGCGGCGCGTAGGTGTCCCAGAGCTTCGAGCCGGGCGCGGTAGTCGCCATTCAGGCCATCCTCAGCAGTGTCAGCTCGTACGGTTCCTGCAGTTCCCGGCGCGGTTCCCGGCGGGGCTTAACGCACCGCAGTTCCGCTGTCATCTCGGCGACCACGTTCCGCTGGAACCGGATCATCGACTCCAGCTCCCGGTCGGTGCATGCGGCGAGTTCCGGGAAAACCGCCAGCGTGATCTTCGCCGGCTGCCAGTCGCCCCGGTAGCCGTAGTCAGCGCGCCAGTAGTGCGGCTGGCCGAAGTAGCCCCACGACCCGGCGAGCATTCGGCGCACGTGCGTCGGGTCCTCATCAGCGTCGTCAGTGGACCCGTACGGGCAGCGGAACGTCACCGTGCCGCCGGGCGCGGTGACGCGCCACAGCTCCTGCATGAACGACAGCGGATCGGACAGGTGCTCGATGACGTGTGAGCCCTCCGACAGCGCCACGGCGTCGTCATCGAACGGCAGCACCGGCTTCGCGTCGAAGTCGCAGACGTGATCAACGCCGGGCAGCGGGGCGCAGTCGATGTTGACCCAGCCTTCGCGGATGTCCCGGCCGCAGCCGAGGTTGAGCCGCAGCCCGGTCATGCGGGCTCGCTCACCCGTTCCGCCGGGATACGGCCGCGCTCCGCGTCCATGCCGTCCGCCGCCGCCGCCAGGTCCTCCGCGCTCATCCCGTCCGGCGGCCCGTCCGGCCACGACGCCTTCAGCTCGATCGGCTTCCCGAACAGCACCGACGACGTGCCGCCGCGCAGCAGGCCCGGCGGGTCCGTCAGCCGCTCCCGGTGATAGTCATCCTCGCCCAGCCACAGCCGCTTCATGTGCGAGCACGCCACGCCCGTGTGCACGTGCACCGGGATGCCGAGCGCCCCGGCGCGGGCGCAGAACGACAGGTCCTCGCCGATCAGCTGGCCCGTCGACGGGTTAGGCGTCATCTCATACCAGGACGCCCCGTACTTCGCCGCGATCCGCGCGAACGCGCTGCGGTGGATCAGGATCGCCGCCGACCCGGTTCCGGCGCAGCGGGTCACCGCGTCATGCGGGTAATCCCACCTGACCGCGAACCCTTCCTGGCCGTCGTCCAGCCGCGCCCAGTCGAACACGGTCGGGACCGCCCGGCAGCGCCAGCCGCCCATGCCGTCCGCCTCGGTCTCCCGCTGCGAGAAGCACAGCGCGCCGACGATGGGACGCTCCGCCGGGTCCGCGGCGTCCAGCAGCCGCTCGCACATGTCCGCGGGGAAACCCATGTCCGTGTCGATCCACAGCAGCCAGTCCGCGTCACGCGACGACAGGAACTCGGTCACCGTGTCGTTGCGGGCCTGCACCAGCCCGGTCGCGCCGCACCGCATCGCGATGTAGCCGCCGCGGATGATCCGGCCCTCCCGCGCCATGTCGTAGCCGATCATCTCCACCATCGAGTGATGCCACGAGTACGCGACCTGATCAGAGTGCACGTAGGCGACAGTCACCGCGTCGCCGGCGGGCGGGGAATCCTGCGGCTGGGTCACATGCGCCCCGCGCGGGCGCGCTCAGCCTGCGACCGGGACCGCACCCTCGCCGTCATCACCGGATCCTCCTGCCCTGGCGGGATCAGCAGGCACCCCGGCGGCTCACCCGACCACGCCAGCCCGTACCGGCAATCCGCCGTGAACAAGTCCGGCCGGGCCAGCACCAGCGGGTCATCCGCCAGCCAGTGCGAACCCCCCTGCACCATCACCGGCGACCCCAGCTCATTCGCGGTCGTCGTCGCCTTCGCGAACACGTGATCCAGGTCCATCACTCGAACCCCAGCTCCGCCAGCTCCGCGTCCAGCGCGGCGACCTGATCCTCATGGCCCTTCCGCTCCGCGGCCGACCTGTCCGCCGTGTCCTTGTGCTGCGCCGCCCACTGCTGCGCGGTCCACTTGTCGGCCAGCAGTTTCTGCACCGCCGGGTCACCCGCCTCGGACGCCTTCGCCAGCGGCCGGCCGGCCGAGCGCTTCTCGCCGGGCGCGGCGGACGCGGCCTCCACGGACCTCTCGGACTTCTTAACGTCGTCAGCCATCAGGTATCCCTCTCATGCGGTGCGGGAGTGCAACCGTGGTATCATGGTTACATGGAAACTCAGGCAGTTACCTTCCGGCTCCCGCGCGACATCTACGAGAAACTGCGCCAGACCGCCTTCGAGCGCGAGCGCGGGGCATCCATGAACTCGATCGTCGTAGATGCAGTCACCGAGTGGCTGAGGCGGTACGCCTCATGACCAGCATCGAGCGCAACGTCTGGCGCGTCTGGGGCCTGCTATCAGACGGCGACCCGTCACCCGTCAAGCACATCGCCCGCACGCTCGGTATGACACCTGCCGACGTTGCGTTCATCGTCTACCCAGCCGAGCGGTTCGGCCGCTGGGACGACAGCCAGGAGCCCGATCTAGCCTAGCCGTAGCTGGTAATCGGCGGGCCGATCCCGTTTCTGGCGGTTGCACCGCCAGTGCGCCGTCGCCACGTTGTCAGGCGCATCGGGGCCACCACGCGAACGCGGCACGATGTGATCGATGGTCGCGCCGAGCGGGTCGGTGCGGGGAACCGTGCGGTCCACTGGCTTTCCGCACAGGTAGCAGCGCCAGCCGTCGCGCTCGAAAATCTCCCGGTCGGTATACGCCACCGCGCCGTCCGCGCTGCCACGGCGCCTGCTTGACTCCCGGCTCCTGTGCCGCACCTGGCACCGGGGAGAGCACCAGCGAGCGTTTGGGTGCTTAGCCGTGAACTCGCTGCCGCACTCATCGCAGCGGACGGCGCGTTCCCCTATGAGCACCGGGGCACCCGCGCGCTTACGTTCCTTATACGCCTTCTGGCCACACCAGGAACCAGGGCAATAACGGACGTCCCGGCGACTGGGCAGGAACATCTGCCCGCAATATTCACAGGCGCGGGCTGCCGCTTTCGGCGCGGGCAGAGTGGTGCGGTTCTGTGCCCGGTTCGTAGTCCTTGCCTTGCACTTATCCGAGCAGAACCGGCGCGGGCGCCCCAGCTCAGCCTGGACGACCGGGCCGCCGCATTCCGCGCATTCCGTGACCCTGGCCGGGGCGTTCTTCTTGATGAAGTTCGCGTTGGCCACCTTGCGGCGGCACTTCTCCGAACATCTGACCTGGGGTTTCCCGCCTGACGTGCGGGGCGTGAAGAGTACCCCGCACGTCAGGCAGATCTGCTTGACCATACGAACAGTCTAGCAGATTAGCTTGTAGCGAATGTCTCACAAATTTGTGAGAAGCCTGAAGCCCAGGTCGTTCACACTCCCACCTCCAATACGGGAATACGCAAACCAGCCGCGCTGCCCCGTTGGCCTGTTGGACGTGATGTCGAACAGCATGGGCACGAGCTCTACGGACATACCCCCTCTACGTGCGATGAGATAGTTGGAGAAATCGCCTACGACTGCGATGCCGATCGTGGCCGTGGTGTTCGTGGTGTTGTCCGGCATGTACGGCGACTCGCGCACCGGGCGCCGGAACAGGGTGTCTGCCCACGCCTCGGGCAGGTTGACGGTGAACGCGTGGTACACGTTCGCGGTGCCGAGCTGCCGGACGGCGTCGTTGGTCGCCACCGACATCAGCCAGGAGGCGTTGCGGCGGAACCGCTGCGGGAGCGCCTGCCACACCTTGTACGGGTCCGGTGCGCCGACCGTCCCGGCCGTGGTGAGCGCCACGCGGACGTTCGTGTTGGCTGACAGGGCCGTCAGGATGCCGTTGGGCTCCAGGTTGCTCTGCCCGGCGCCGCGGGTGAACTTGTCTACCAGCAGCTCGTCGTACCCGGCGGACAGAAGGGTCGCCATCTCGTTCGCGAAGTCCGGGTAGTCCTGGCCCAGCTCAATGCTGTAGGGCAGGAAACCGCGGGCCATGTTGATGGGCACGGTGGGCTGCGCCAGCGTCGGCGAGTCGTCGCTGACCGTGGAACCTTCAGCGTAGTTGAAGTGCCACGTGACACCGGCGGAGGAGACGCCCTTCCACTGGTTCGTGTTCACGTCCACCTGGCGGGCCAGGTCGAGGAACGGGTTGTCCGTTCCCTGCGCGGTGAGGATGATCGACGGGTCGATGAACACCGGGATGCCGAACCCGCCGGCGGTCGTGGTGCCTTCCGACATGGCCCGGTATTCCATGTACGCCTGGATGGCGGTGTTCTCCCGCTCCGTCAGGACCGGCTGCGGCTGGGTGACCATCTTCATCCACGCGGTGCGGTAATCCTCGTTCTCAGTGACGAGGACCCGGCGGGCTATGTCAGTGCTCTTGCGGACCTGCTTCTCGATCTCGTCCTTCTGGTCGGAACGCAGGTGCGCCGAGGTGTTCCGGTCATCCAGGACCCGCAGCGCGTGGTCGCGGGCCTCCGGGACCGACATGCGCCGCACGGCGCCGAACGGGTCATCGGACGCGTCGAACGCGGCCGACGCGATCGCAACCTGGACGGCCTGCGGCCTGCGCTTGAACACGTCCTTGATGGCGCGGTCTTCCTCGATACGGGTGATCGCCAGGTCGCGGAGCTTCAGCCCGTACGCGAACGCCTTCTGCTCGGCAGGGGTCTTGTCGCGGAGCTCGCCGCTGTCGTCCTGGTGGATGGACCGCAGGTGCGCGTCGAGGACGTCGACGAACGTGGCCAGCTCGGCGGGGGTCTTGCCGCGGAGCTCCTCCGGGTAGCCGCCCGCGGCGGTGATGTCGCCCGCGTCCTTGCCGCGCAGCTCGGGCAGGATCTCCAGGGTATCGGTGGTGCCAGTGTCATCGGGCATGTCAGATCTTCACTTTCTCGATGCCGCGCAAGGCCAGGGCCTCGCCGTCGCGGCGGAACCGCTCGGATAGGGGTCGCGACATGGCGCCGTCTCCCGGCGTCACGTCTCCCCGGCCGCTCGCCGCCCTGGCACCTGCCGGGGGCCGCCCGATGACCGGAAGCTTGTCTAGTACCGACCGCACGCTGGCGGTCGTCGGCTCGTACGCCGGGAAAACCACCGGGCCGAGCTCGGGGACGCTCACCGACGTGAGGGTCCGCAGGGGCACGTCACCGGCGCGGTCCATCCAGACCTCGCCGTCGTCGCCGTCGACGGTGAACCGGAACGACATGCCGTCGAGGGCCTGCGCGGCGACCGCGTCCCGCACCGGCTGAATCAGCCAGTTGTCGGTCAGCCTGGCCTCGATCCACAGCCCGGTCGCGTCCTCGCGGGCATCGGTGATCTTCCCCAGCGGCATCGTGCCGATCAGCGGGTGCCGGCCGTGCTCGAACATCAGCACCGGATAGGCACCGCCTGCGACGGCACGGAATGCGCCCATCGCGATCTGCTCGTCGAAGTCCTCGTCCCACCCGGCGATCCGGGTGGGGGTGTCGTACACCGCGGCGTAGCCCTCGAACGTGAGCCCGTCGCCGTTGGCCTCGACGTTTGCCACGCTGAACGGGACGGTGCGGTACTCGCCGCCGGCCGGGGCGCTGTTACCTTCGCTCACATCGACTCCGAACTTCTTGCACGCGGCCTTGATCCGGGCTTTCACCGAGGAGAGCGTGACGCCGTTCAGCGGATACTTCGCCGCGTTTTTCGGCATCGAGATATATGCGAGCGCGGCCTTGGCGTGAGCCTTCGTGTCGATGGGGTACTTGCCGTTCTTGGGATCGGCGTACTCAACCGAACCATAGGGTTTGTTAGCGGCCCGCGAGTCGCCGTACCTGCCCGCCAGGTACCCGTCCATCCAGGTGACCCCCTCAGGTTCAGCCATCACATGCCTCCGGCCGGTTCGTCCTGCGCCTGCGCGTCCGCGGAGAACCCCGCGATAGTGCCCGGGTCGGGCGGCTCGGCCTCCTGGCCCGGCGGCACGGCGGCCGGCTCGCCACCCGGGTAGCCGGCGGGCGCCGGCAGCCCGAGCGCCTCAGCGTTCGGGAACCCCAGCGGCACCCCGGGCTCCGCGCCCGCCTCCAGCGGGTTCACGATCAGGTACCGGGACGTGAGCGGACCCGGCTCAAGTTTCGTCAGGTCCTGGCTCGTCACCGCGTCCCGCGCCGAGTCCGTCGTGTACCCGCCGCGGATCAGCAGCTCCGCCGCGAGGGCCTCCAGCTGGATCGTCTGCGCCTTCTGCAACTCCGTCCGCGGCGGCTGCAGCTGCACCGACACGAGCCCGGTGTGGACCAGCTGCGTCATGTCCTGCGCCGTCACCGCCGCGATCGCCGACTCCGGGCTGAACCCGTCCTTCACCAGTGCCGTGATCGTGTTCGCGTTCACCTGCTGGATGTCCGCCGCGTCCCGGGCGTCCTCCCGCAGGATCGGCATGTCCGCGGTGTCGAACCACAGCTCCGCATCGACGGGGACGTTCACCAGCGGCGCCAGGGTCGACGCCAGATCCTGCAGCGTCGGGAAGATCCACGAGTCGCCGAACATGCGCCGCGACGCCGCGAAGTTCCCCGCGTTCAGCGACGACCCGGCCAGGCCCTCGCCGATGCCCAGCAGCGGCGCCGGGACCCGCGACAGGAAGCTGATCCGGGTCTCGCCGCCCGCCTGGACGCCGCGGAAGTCAAGTTCCTGCATGTTCGAGCCCACGACGGTCGCGTCGGCGCCCGCAGTCAGGTACAGGGTCTTGTACGCGTTCGCGATCCCGGTGTGCCGGTCGTCGATCATGTCGACGATGCCGTCGAACTGCTCCTTGGTGACGGCCGGGATGCCCTTGACAACCAGGTTCGGCGTCGCCCCGTTACTGAAGTACGTCACCTTGTGCTGGCTGGTGAGCATGTCGCCCTGGATGTCACGGATAGCCGGGGTGATCCACGACATCCCCAGCCCCGCGTTCAGCGGATCCGGCAGCGGCGACCAGTGCGCCACCGACGACAACGGCAGCGTCACGATCTTGTTCTGGTTCCCGGGCGCCATCCCGCCGTTCTGGTACACGTAGCCGAGGATTACCCCGTCGAGTGCCCCGGTCGGGTCGTCCGGCTCGGCCTGCGACCCGTACACGATCGCGGTCCAGTCGGGGCGCAGCACCCGCAGCCGGTTAGCCTGCTGCCAGTTCGTGACGAACGCGTTCCCCGCGAGGCCCGCGTGCCATTCCATCTTGCGGATCAGGTCCCCGGTGGTGCCATTCGGCCACGGCTGCTCCAGCACGCCCAGGTCACGGGTGCCGAACGTCCGCCGCGGCGTCTTCGACCATGCCCGGTTCCGGAACGTGAACCGCGCCTGGCTCAGGACCAGTGCCCGCACCATCTCCGCGGCGAACGCCGGCGGGCACGCCTTCACCGCCGCCGTGTGCCCCGGCAGGTCGCTGGTGAACTCCCGCGCCTTCGACTGCCCGTACGTCAGGTTCGGGTTGCCCATGCCGTACACGTGGCCGCCGAACGTGAACTGGTTCACCGACCCGGCGGGCAGCAGGTACTCGGTGATCCACTGGTCTATCGAGGACCGCTCCTCGCCGCCGCCGCGGGCCGCGGAGATCCGCTCAAGCAGCCCCACGGCTCACCGCGCCCCCTCCGCGGGGAGGGCGCCCGGCCTGCCATCCGACCTTCACCGCGGTACCGGACCACGCCAGCGCCAGCCACAGGCCCGTCAGCGTCCTCGCGGCCAGCCAGCCGAGCGCGAACAGGATCGCGGCGATGGCGGTCAGGATGGCGCGGCCGGGGCGTGCCTGGCGGGCGCGGGCCGTGATCTCGTCAACCGGGACCCGGCCCGGGAGGGTCACCGCCATCGCGTGCTCCTAACGCCAGGATCCGAAGAATTGAGCCGTGCCCGCGGCGGCAGCCCGCGCGGCCAGGGTCACGGCCACCAGCGGGGAAATGTCCACCCCGCGCGGCGCGTCCCACGCCCACGAATCCGCCAGCTCCCGCTTCACCGCCCGCGCCAGCGCGAAATCAAGCGGCGCCTGGCCCAGGTGCACCAGCAGCTTCGAGTCGCACGCCGCCACGTAGAAACCGCCGCACGCCTGCGCCATCTCCCGCGCCGTCGGCTGCGTCACCTCGACGCCCAGGCTCTCCGCTGCCGCGATACGCGACGACGCGCCGCGCTTCGGGTCGATCACCACCGCCGACGGCCCCCACGCGGCGTTCAGCTCAGCCAGCCGCCCAGGGATCCACGCCGTGCCCTTGTCGTGCTCGATCACCTCGGCGTGCAGCCGCCCGTCAGGCCGGATGCCCGCGGCCGCGATCGCGCCATGCGACTGGCCCGCCGTCGCATCCGCAGCGAATGCCACCGGGGCGGCCTCCGGCAACTGGCTCTCCGCGTCCGCCAGCAGCAGCCACGCCGCCTCCGGGACCACCGCCCAGCCGCCGCCCGTCACCGGGTACGACCCCACGCCCAGCCGCTCACGCGCAAACTCATCAGGTGCCAGCGCCGCGCGTTCCTTCGCGATGTACTCCGGCGTGATCCGGATCCCCATCCCCGGGTTCGCCCGAGCCCAGTCCGCCAGATCCGCCGGATCATAAGCATCCGGGTCAACCGACCACTCGAAAAACGCCAGTGACGGGTCACACCGCAGGCCCCGCTCACGCACCCGGCCCAGCTGAGCCGACGTCGGCAGCCCCGCCGTCGACGTGTACCAGACCTGCGGGTTCGGCCGCGCCGACAACGTCGGCAGCAGCGCCGCCATCTCCTGATCGCCCAGGTCGAACGCCTCGTCCAGGATCACCAGATCCGCCGAGAAGCCCTTACCGGACCCGGACGTCCGCGCGATGAACCGCAGCCGCTTCCCGTTCCGCAGCTCAATCGACTCCGCGCCCCGCTGCAGGTACACCTGCCGCACCCGCCGCCGGAACGACGGATGCCTGTCGATCCGCCCCTGAACCCGCCGGAACGCCTCCGACGCCGTCTTGAACTCATGCGCGCTGTGCAGGATCAGCTCAACATCGAAATCGTCGAGGAACAGCGCCGCCAGCTCCAGCGCCTCCAGGATCGCGCCCTTCCCGTTCTGCCGCGACACGATCAGCGCCTTCTCGAACGCCGACCACTTCCCGTCCCGGGCGCGGCCCAGGCCCTCCGCCAGGACCCACCGCTCCCAGTCGTCCAGGTCGAGCCCGACGGCCTTAGCCAGGTCAGCGACCCGGTCCCCCTCCGACGACTCAGACGCGGGAGCCGACCACAGCCGCGGGCGCTGATCACCCAGCAGCACGCTGGGCGCGGCGAGCGTTGAGGTCATCGATCACGTCCCGTTCCGGCTGGTCCTGCGCAGCGCGCCGCAGGTCAGCGAGCAGGCCCCGCAACTGGGCCGCCGCTGCGGCAGCGGCCACCGCGCCGCGCGCCGTGTCGATATGACGCGCCAGCGACAAGGCCAGCGCAGCGCAGCCGTCGGCCTGCACGCTCACGCCCAGTGACCGGAACTCGGACCTGACCGCGCGCTCCACGGTGCCCTGACTCGGCATGATCAACACCTCGCGTGTTTGCGCAGGTCAGGGCCTAGATGTGATTCGGACACACAAACCAGATGACTGCGGAGTCGTAGGATGGTAACTGAACGTGACAGCCCCCGCCCCCGGCCTTTTTCCTGTATTTCAGCAGGCCGCAAAAGAGACGATCAGGCGATGCTGGCACGTCTTGCATCTAGTTGCGCGCGTCTGCGTCTTGCCTCGCTTGCCCGTGCTGCTGGCTGTCGTCTTTGCCTGCGCTTGTGCTCGCGCTTAGTCTCGCGCACGCATGCGTCGCACTTCCTGCGTGCTGCCTGCAACGGCGTGCCGCATGCGCAATGACGTTCCTCGTGCTTGCCGCGGCTGCGGTTATACGCAGTCTGCCCGCATCGCAGCGAGCAATAGCGACGGGCATTCGTGCGGCCAGTGAACAGCGTTCCGCAGTGTTCGCATGGCCGGATGTAGATCTTGCTGGATGGCCAGCGCTCGCACTTCACCAGCGTCAGGGTGACCGTGCGTCTGAGAGTCACGCCGCATGCACGTCCGCAGGTGCGCTGCTCAGCGCTGTTGGGATGGTAGTGCGCGCCGCATATCTCGCAGTTACGTGCAGCGCGGCCGTCGGCTGGCTTGCCACAGGTCCGGCAGGTCGACGCTAACCACTGCCGCGACGTACGGAACGGCTGCTGTGATGAGGTGGCTGCCTTGACGATGCGCCGCCGCTGACCGCGCATCTGGTTGCCGAGCGTTGCGCCTGCCGAGCGGTTGCAATGTGCGTGTGCCAGGACTGCGGGGCCGTTGGTGCCGCCGAGTGCGCGGTCAACGATGTGGTCGCGGTCGAGTTCCTGGTCCGGCGTCATGGGCTTGCCGCAGCGCCAGCAGGTGTCGCCTGGACGGAGCGCGGCTTTTAGCCGCTTCTTGTCGGACTGATGCGGGCCGCTGAGTCCGCGCTGCTTGGTCGTGCCGCGCGTCCTGGCCATGCTGCCAGTATGCCAGGTCAGGCGTGCCGTGTGCAGGTCCAGTGCTTGCGCACCCAGATGCGCTCGCCGCTGGCCCACTGCCACCATGACGCGCATCCGCATGGCTGGCTGAGGGCGTCGTATGACGCCTGCCAGCGTGCCATGGCCGGGTCAGGGCTGGTCGGTGATGACGGGGGCGCCGACCTCGATCTGCACGGCCGCGCCAGCGACCACGTTGAGGGTGTCGACCAGCGTGTCGGTGCCGGACGTCCACGTGAGCGTCACGACGCCGGGTGCCTTCGCGGTGAACGCGCTGGAACCGTCCGGGTTGTCGACGCGGGACACGAACGCGGCGTTCGCGTCGTCGTCGGTGGTGAGGACGACCGGGTCGGATACGGGGAATCCCTTGGCGTCGGCGGCGGTGGCTGCCGGGTAGGTGGCGATCTGGCCGTCGTTCATCACTGCTACCATGGAAGGTCCGCTCCTGGTGATCGGGGTCTTACGTGCCGGGTTTGACTGATCGGCGACGACTGCGCCGCCGATGACGATCTTCGCCGCTGGTGTGGCGAGCCATGCGAGGAACGCGTTGGCTGCCGCTTCGACGGCTTTGTTTCCGTAGATGTCGCCGCGCCTGGATGCGGCGCGGAGGGCTTCGATGCGGAAGGTGTCGATGCGGCTGAGGTCTGTCATGGGCTCAGTTTGCCTTCCGGCATGCGGGATACCTGGCAGCCGACCTGAAGCATGTTCATGCCGGTGCCGTAACGCGGGTCCGCGAGCATGGTGGTGACGTTATCGCGGAGATCGTCAGCCGCGTCGCCGTCAGCGTTCCCGGCTGCTACCAGCGACCACAGGACCATGATCAGATCCTAGTGGGCTGGTTCAGGGCGCAGTGGTACGCATGCGTTCTTGATGTTGCACGCGTTTCCGCTGGTTGTCAAGGTGACGCGCGAGTGCCTGCGCGGCGTCAACGTCGTAGAGCGCACGGCCCTTGCGGTCGGTGCCCTTGCGGCTGATGAGCCCGCGGTGCGCCCACGAGCGGATCGTGGCCGGCGAGCGGCCGGTGAGCACGGCGATGGCCTGCGTGTCGGCGAGAATCACGCCTCACATGGTGACGCAAGGCTGTGATCACAACCCTGCTAACACGCCGTCGAGCATCCTTCCGAGCAGCGGCCACTGGCTCACGTTCCACTGCTCGCCGCAGAACCGGCAGCAGATCCGGCCGTCGTGCTGCCACGTGACGGCGATGGTCTTGCCGGCGAGCAGGAATCCCTCGCTGCCGATCATGACCAGCGCGGAGGGTTCCTCGTGCAGCGGGCAGTCGTAGCCGATCGACATGTCGGGGACGCGGAGCCCGAGCGCGAGTTTCACGACGCGCATCCAGCGTTCCACGGCCGCCTCGACGCGCCTGGCGTCGGCTGGCTGGCCGAGGACGGCGAGACGGTCACGCAGGCGCGGGAGGGCGCGCAGGCAGACGTCGAGCGGCCGCGGGTTCCATGGCTCGCCGGTCAGGTCGCAGGCGTGCGAGCAGGCGGCGGGGATCTCGGCGCGGAGGGTGATCATGGCGTGGAGGACGTCGGCGTTGACGACGCCGCCTGCTGACAGGACGCTGCGGCCGTCTGACGGGGTGTTGTCGCGGGATAGTGCGGCGGCTAGCGCGGGGATGAGCGCGGTGAGCTCGTCGGCGCGGTCGGCGATGTCGCGCGGGTCGTCTCCGGTCATGGCGCCCTGCGGGTGCCGTTGCTGGTGTCGGTGTCGGGTTCGGGTATGAGCGCGGCGGCGAGTTCCATGGCGGGTCCGATGTCCGCGCACGCCTCAGCCAGGTCGGTCATGACGCGGCCTCCGACGTTTCCAGGTCAAGGACGCCCTGGGCATACCTCTTGATGGCCATGTCGTGGTAAGCGGCGCTCAGGTCAATGCCGACGTAGGGATGCCCGGTTATACGTGCCGCTTGACCAGTAGTCCCGGATCCGCTGAACGGATCCAGCACGACGCCGCCGGGCTTGCATCCAGCAGTGATGCACCGGACGGGGAAAGTGAGCGGGAACGTTGCGAAGTGAGCGCCCGCGTGCGGTGCTACTGGAATCCTCCACACATCGCCCTGTGCCGGGGCATCGCCGAACCAGTAATCGCGGCTCCTTGTCAGCAGGTAGAACGGCTCCCACTTGCCTTCAAGGCGGTCGCCCGCATTGCTGGGCATCGCGTTCGGCTTGTGCCAGACGCCCTTGTTGCGGACCACCCATCCGTCGCTGAACAGCGCGAGGATGATGCGCTCGGGAATCAGCACGAGGCTCTTGCGGGTGCCCCATTCCATGCCGGGCTGGTCAAGCTGACGCGTCCAGCCGCGGCGGGCTGGCTGGCGCCGGTCATCTGCGTTGGGTCCTGGGTTGCCGCGGCCGCTGTAGTACGAGTCGCCCAGGTTCAGCCAGAGCGTCCCGTCTGGCGCCAGCACGCGCAGCACTTCGGCGAATACGCTGCGCAGGTTCTCGACGTACTCGGCCGGGGAATCCTCCAGCCCGTACTGGCCGTCCGTCCCGTAGTCCCGCAGGCCGAAGTACGGCGGCGATGTGACGCAGCAGTCCACGGAAAGGGACGGCATCTCGCGAAGCACGTCAAGCGCATCGCCGAGCAGCAGTGTGCAGGTGCTATCTCGCCAGTACGCCTCGGTCATGCGGGGATCCGCAGGTGCATCCCGGCCGGCATCGCCGCCGACGGCGACAGGATCCCCGCCCACACCGCGTTACCCCACGCCGCGACCTCCGGCGGGAACCCCCCGAAATGGTCGCTCGTCAGGTGCAGGATGTGCATCGCCTTCGTGTGGTGCTGCACCGCCAGGCCCGCGAGTGACAGGTCACCGGCGGTCACGTGCGTCACCACCTTCGGCGCGGGCGGTTTCACGGCCGGCGCGAACGACTTCACCCACTCGTCGAGCTGCGGCGCGGTGCCGTTGAACGCGTCTGCGTCCACGCCGTTCCGCGTCCCGAACTGCCAGAACTTCCACCTGTGCCACGGCGGCGGCGGGGTTGGTGCCAGCGCGCCAGGATGCGCCAGCCACAGCGCGTACTCACCCAGCCCGGCGCAGCACCCGGACGCCGCGAAGTCGATGAACGTGTACACGCCCCGCGGGTTGCGCGGCACCAGCTTGTCGAGCTCGCGCATGAACGCCTTCGCGCACGTGGCGATCGCGGCCGCTGACACGCCGGCGCCGGTCTCGTTGTCGCACCAGAACGAGTCATGGCTGGTGGTGCCGAGTTTGGCGTGCTCGGCGACCATGTACGCGGCCTGCTGCGCACCCGGCAGCCTCGGGTCGAGGAAGTGGTACGCGCCGCGGTGCAGCTGGGCCTTGGCGATCTCCCGGTGGTTCCACGCGGCGTCAGGGTCAGGGCTGGCGGTGCCTGCGCCGCCGAGTCCCTGGGTGAGCCGGAACGTCCCGAACGACAGCCCGGACGTGGCGGACCAGTCGAAATGACCTTGGAAATCAGACACATCCAAGCCTTGCGCTGAGCGAACCGGCAGGCCCGCTTCCTCCAGCCATGAGGTAGTCATTTGATCTCCTTGCTCCTTTGGCGGTCCCACCAGGCCAGGGAAGCGACACGGTGGCATTCCCGGCAGCCACGGTTGCCGTGGTTGTCGATGGTGTTCTCAGGCGTGAACTCGTGACCGTTCTTGCAGTGCGTCTTGCTGGCGTTGTTGTGGGTGCCATGCCGGACTCGATCAAGCAGATTCTCGCTGCGCGTGCCGTACTTCAGGTTCTCGACGGCGTTGTTTGTGGGATTGCCGTCCAGGTGCCGTACCTCTTGCCCGTCAGGGCAAGGGCCAATGAACGCGGCGGCGACAAGGCGGTGGACGGTTCGCGTTTTTCCCTTGCGGTTGATCCACAGGTTTACGTGCAGATGGCCATGGTTGAGGGTGCCGGGCTTGAGTATGCGCGGCACGGTGCGGACCCGTCCACGGTCGCTGACTTCATAGAGGCCCTCGTAGCCGACGACTGGCTTCCAGGTCTCATGGGTAGCATCAGGCATGTCGCACCTCGCAACAGGTGTGGCCACGCCCCGGGGCCATGCAACTGGTCGCCGGGGCCTATTCGAACATTCTACCGTCATTTGGCCGGTCACATCCGCTTGCTCGGGGTGATGGCTGCCGCGATCTGCACGGCGGCGTACGCGTCGCAGGCGGCCAGGATCTGGCCGATGCGGTCCTTGCGTGACGGGCCGCCGATCGGCGACGACATGCCGCGCATGATGTGCCCGATGGCGTCGGCGAGTTCCTTGCGGGTGGTGACGTCGCCGGGGTCGGGTGGTGGTTTGCGGGGCGGGAGGGCGCCGAGGGAGTCGATGCCCGCGGCCAGCCGGTCGGTGCCGAAGGTGCCGCTCATGGCAGCATCCCGGCGTCGCGGCACGCAGCGGCCAGGAGGCCGATCAGCTCACGGAACAGCACGCTGGTGCGGTCGGCGGCGTGCATGCGGGCGAGGCGGACGCGGCGGCGTTCGGCGGCGAGGCATGCTTCGTCGGCGGGTTCGCCGTGGCGGACGTGGCGCTGGTAGGCGGCCTGGGTGCCGCATGGCTGCAGGACGCGGGTCATGGCTTGCCTCCGGAAGTTATCCACAGCTTTTGATCTGACGTTGGGCGCCCGTTTCCACCTGGGGCCGTGACTACAGACGCTTCTTCAGTTGAGGGGATCTGTTTTGAGGGTTTAGGTTCTTTGAGGGGAGGGGTGACACTGTGGCCCCACCTTTGAGCGCCTATAGGTGCGGCTGTGGTGTCGCCTTTGTGTGCCACAGTGGCGCCTTTGAGTCGCCCGGAACCGTTCAAAGGTGCGGCTGTGGTGTCACCTTTGGCTGAGTTATCCACAGGCTTAGGCGCTGCCTTAGGCGGGGCTGTGGCAGCACCTTTGAGCATGTCCGGGACGACGTAATCGACGGCGTGCCCCTTGAGCGCGAACATGGGCCGGCCGTCGCCGCCGTAGCCGTGAGCGACACGGAACTCAAGCCCTCGCGCGGCCAGCTTCCCGAGCGCCGAGCGGACGCCGGACGGCTTGAGGCGCGTACGGGCGCACAGCAGCGGCAGGCTGATCCACGACCGTCGCGTCTCGTCGCGGGCGTCGTCGGCGATGGTGAGGGCCACGACAAGCTCACCAGAGGTGAGGTCGCCGGGCGCGAAGTCGCGGACCTCGCGGTAGAGCTTGAATCCCACGCTCATGCTTCCCGTCCCGAGTAGGCGGATAGGTCTGGCCGCGTCCTGTTAGTTAGCAGCGCCTTATCAGCAGCGCACAGGATTCCTCCCGGCCCTGCTGGCTGCGTCCGGCAGTAGGAGCACAGGGCGATCCCTGGGAAGATCAGTTCAAGCTGTGACCCGCGCAGGACAGGGAACGGTGCTGAGCATTCGATGCGGTCAGCGACCCGATCAGCGCGCGGGGTGCCGTTTTCCGCCGCCGGAATGAACACAAGCTCAGCCGGATGCCCTGCCAGTTCTTCGTACAGCCGCAAACTTTCGGGTGACACGAGCAGTACGTCCCGGCCGCGAAACCGCATCGGGACTATCTCGCCTGCAGGAACCATCGAGGCCACGTCGTCGACGGTCATGCCCATCCACGGCTCGTGCTTCTCATGGAAATTGCCGCAGTGGCGCTTGCCGCGCGGGCATCGTTGCAGGTTGGCTGGGATGCACTTGACGGCAGTGATGAGGCGCAACCCGGTGGTGACAGTGGCCGAGCGACGTGGAGGGAGGTCGTCCCAGGTTGGAGAGTTCATGCCGATTGAGGGCACGCGGAATTGCCACTTAGGCTTGCGGTGCTGCCAGTCGCTGAACCAGACGGATGTGGCCATTCCGCCGGCCATAGCTTTCTTGACGCGAGTCACGGCCGATTGCGCGGTCAGCGGTGAGCGCTGGACTTCGATCGCAACTGTATGGCGACCGTATATTACTGCGTCGGGCCGTGTTCCGCTGGGAAGCGTGACCTCGGCCTTAGCGGGAAAGCCAGCATCGGTGGCACCGCGTATCAGGTACTCGGTCTGCCGTTTGTGCTCATCACTCATCCGGGCGACTTCATGATGCGCGAAGCCGCCCTCGAAGTGGATGCCGAACAGTCTCGTTCCGGTGAACCGCCCAGACCTGTTTTGAAGGTACAAGGGACTTTGGTGCTTGTCGCACACCAGGACGCCTCGCGGGCAATGCCTGTGTGCTTCGGCGATGATCCGCTGGCCGTATTCATGCCCGTATCCGGGATCACTCAGGTCAAGCCTGATCCCGGTAGGAACATGGAGCACAAGATCTCTCACGTTCCGCTGGCCGGAGTCGAACCGGCGGCGCGTCGAGGGTCCGTCGCGCCCACGCCCTGCAGCGGATGGTGCCCGGCATCCCTGCGGTGCGGGCCGAGGGATGCCGGGGGTCTATGGGTCATACGGCATCGGCTGCCGCCAATTCCAGCTCGGCCTCGATGGCCTTCTTGCGCGCGGCCAGCGCCGGGCCGTCCTTCAGGTGCGATAGCTCCTCAAGCACCCGTTTGGCCTGCTCCTCGGTGAGATCAGTACTGGTCTTGAGGCCGCCCGGTTCAAGGCCGGCCAGGAGCGCGGTGACGAATAGCCGGTATGCCTTGTCCTGAACGCCGAGCCGGTTGAAGTGACCGAAGATGGCGTTCAGGTGCGGCAGCCGTTCCTGCATGTGGCCGGGCTTGGGTGGCTGGTCACCGATGGGACGCGGCAACTGGCCGGCGGCCCGACGTTCGCCGTTCTCGTCCACGGACAGCCATGGGTCGTCTGGTGGCGTCGTGGCGAGCCGTTCCACGCCGTCTACGGCGCCGTGCACCATGCGCGTCTGCTCAGCCAGCGTGGCTGCACCATGCTTGTCCACCTCAGGCATCTCGGGCTTGCGGCGGCTAGCGCGCGGCTTGGGGGCCTGCTGCGCGTCGTGCCGCGCGTCTGTGTCCTCTTCGGCTGCCACGCCGGTCACGGCGCACAGGCAGTAGCGGCGCGCGTAGGTGATACGGCCACCCACCCGCTGAATATCAGGGTCGTCGCGCAGTTCGAAGAACCCGTCCTCGCGGTCCCCGGAGACGTGCAGCAGCGAGTACGCCAGCCCGAACTTCCCGTCGACCGTCGTCGGCCTGGACGTGAACGAGAGTCCGTGCTTGCCTATGGCCTTGAGAACGACGCTGCTCACGTCGGCTAGGTCGGCGTACTTGTACGTGTAGCTGTACGGCTTGCCTTGCTTGCTGGTGCCGCTGACCTCGCCTGTGCGGTTCTTTTCCACGGTTGGCAGGTCGGCCTGGAACGCGGCGAGCGCGGTGGCGAGCGACTCAGAACCCATCAGGGTGTCCTTCTCCCTGGCGCTGCTCGAACAGGCGATCGTCGCAGTCGGTGACGTATGTGCAGGTCCATTCGTTGTAGGTGTGGCTCCAGGTCACGTCCTGGTCGGCGTCGTCGTAGTCGGCTCCGCAGCGGGCGCAGGTCACCATCCGGGCACCTGGCCGATCGGGACGCCGCGCTGCTCCAGCTGCACCTGCACGGCCCAGAGGGTGCGGAGCATGTCCATCTCCGCGTAGCTGATGTCGAGGGTGCCGTTTTTCTGCCATGCTGCGGCGCGTTCCCATGCGCGGGTGAAGTTCCCGCTGTCGAGGCGGCTGAGGCCGTGGTCGGGTTGCTCGGCGCGGGCTTCGCATTCGGTGCAGGCGTCGTGGAGGATCTGGTCCGGGTTGTAGCCGGGCATCGTGTCGTGCGCGTCGTGGCTCACGTGTCCTCCAGCCAGTCGTGTTCGCCGCAGGGGACGATGACGTCACCGCCGGGCAGCGCCACGAGCCAGCAGCCGGGGCACCATGGCGCCTCGGTGATGGCGGCGGCGTACGCGCGGGCGGTGGCGTCCAGGCCGGGCAGGTGGACGGGCGGTGGCGTGGCGGGCGCGCATGGCCTGGTGGCGAGCCGTTTGAGCCGGGTCCGCGTCATGACGCCACGTCCATCCACGGGGTGAGCGTGTCGGCGCCGGTGCCCTGGTAGACGTAGGGCCGGAACGGCAGCCCGTTACGCCGCTCGCGGTGGTCGGCGGACATGGTCGCGGCGGCGTATGCGTCGATGGCGCTTTCGCGTCTCCGGGCGGCCAGGCACGCCGCGTCGAGCGGCTCGCCGCGCCGCTGGTGACGCCTGGCCGCCGCAGCGGTGCCGCAGGGCGCGAGCCGGTCCGCTGGCCACCTGTAGCCGTTACTCACCGGGTGCCTCCTCGTCGAACAGGTCCGCTAGCTCGCCGTGCGGCAGGTGGTGGAGCGCCCACCGGAACGTGGGCGAGGTGGTGAGCACGCGGCGCGCCCGGTCGAGCACGGGCGACGGCTGGACGGTCTCGGTGAACGGGGTGGCGAGCTGGGGGAGGGTCCCTGGCCCGGTGGGGGGGGTCACGGAGCGTGCTGGCGTTCCGGCCGGGCCAGGGACGTCTAGGGCGCGCCCGGTGGTGTTCCAGGTGGCGCTGTGGCCGGCGGCGACGTCCACGGGCGGCGGCAGGAGGTCCCACGGCGGCTCGCCTTCGACGTCGCGGCGGGCGATGGTGGGCTGGTCGGCGGACAGTTCCGCGTAGTACTCGGAGGTCCATTCTGGTGCGTCGGTTTCCGCGTGACGGCCGCGGCGGAACACGCTCATGACGTGCCCTCGATGGCATCGGCGATGCGGGCGAAGTCCCAGCCGTAATCGTCGTTAAGGATCGCCAGGGGCACATCCCTTGGACCGGTATCGTCTATGTCCGCGAAGATGGCGGGGCTTGACCTGAGGGATGCCCACCTGATGACCACGCCCGGCAGGTCGAATCTCTCGTCGCCGTAGTCGCGGCATCCTTCGTCGCAGTCGTCGATCGCCGAGGTGATGAGCCCTTCTCGCTCAGCCAGGTCGCACAGGACTCCCAGGCAGCAGAAGCCCTCGTTGTTGCGGAGCTTCCCGGTGGTCTGCGCGTAGTCGCCGGAGCGGAGCGCGGCAACCCAGCGGGCGCGGATCTCCGGATTCATCTCAAGAGGCATTGGAGGCTCCAAGGGACAGGCAGACGGCGGCGAGGACGGCGCACAGCGCGACGGCGATCACGCGACCACCCCGGCGTGCTGCCTGACGAGGCGCATCAGCTCAGGCCCGTCGTGGCCGCCCTCCAGCCCGGCGGACCAGTGGCAGGCGTCACACTCGGCGAACACGTCACGGGGACTGTTGAGGTTGCCCCAGAAGCGCACATGGTGGGTGACGGCCTCGGTTTCGCGCGGCTGGTCGCGGCCGGCGATGTTGCGCGGCGGCTCGCGGCCGGTGGCCTCAAGGCACGACGGCTCGCCGCACTCGTGCATGGGGATCACGTCCCCGCCGGGGTGGCTGTTCTTGTGGTATTCGGCCTGCTGGCGGCCGTAGCTGCCGCCGCTCATGACCGGCCGCCCTTGGTGAGCTGCCCGATGTAGGAGGCGCGGTAACGCCGGTGACCGCCGGGCGTGCGGATGACGTGAACGGCCGGGATGCGCCCGTTCTCCGCCCACAGGCTTACGGTTTTCCGTTCGACGCGGAGCTTGCGTGCCACCTCTGCGGGTGTCAGCCATTCGGGTGGCGGATTGACGGTTTTCATGGGTGTCCTCTTTGCGTTATATTGAGTGCGGTGTCCGCTTGGCCGTCCCCTGGCGTGGGGGCGGCCAGCGTTTTTGCGGGGGGCTAGTACGCGGCTTTGGCGCGCTCCCGGCGCTTACGGTCCCGGTCACATGCCCGGCAGTGCCGCTTGCCGCTGCGCTCGATCCTGGTGTTCGCCATGTCGTACAAGTGATCAGCCGGGCAATGGGTGGTCGCCGCATGCCGGGCAGCGACCGTGTCGCCGCGCAGCAGGTTCTCCCGGTGCGTCACTGGTTCCAGGTGCGCGACGTTCGCGCAGTTCGCGTGCATGCACCCGCGCGCCTTGACGTGATCTAGCTCAAGGCCGCGGGGGACCGGGTCATGCTCCAGTTCCCACGCGACCTCATGGACGCCGCGAACCCGGCCGTGAGCGTAGATCCGGCCGTAGCCCTTGTTGTTCAGGAGGCCGCCCCATAGCAGGCAGTCACAGCCGGGATCAGCGCAGGGCGCGAGACGCGCGTGCAGCCGCTCGCGCAGGGTCGGCATCATGCCGCCGGCTCCAGGAACCGGATGACGGGCACGTCGAGGAACTCCGCGATCTTCTCCAGGTCATCGGTGGAGAACGCGACCTGGCCGGTGAGGCGCCGGGACAGGTAGGGCTGGGTCCATTTCAGCCGGGCGCATACGTAGGTCTGCGAGAGGTTCTGGCGACCGAGCTCTGCCCGGACCTCGCCTGCGATAGTTTCTCTGGCCATGCGTGGCAGGTTACCGCTGAGCGAAATTTCGCGCAAGTCATACTTGCAATGTCCGGTATCGGAACCTTACGCTGACCGCATGGATACCCCGCACGCGGAGATGATGCAACGGATTGTCGCAGGCGAAGTCAGGGCCTGGCTCGCACGGCGGCAGAGATCCGGGCGATCCGCAGCCCTCGAACTCGGCTGGACCGAGCCCTACCTGTCGCGGCGCCTCACCGGGGGCGTCCCGTTCGACGTGTCCGACCTGGCGAAGCTAGCCGAGTTGCTGGACGTGCCGATCACTGTTTTTTTCGACGGCCCGGTTCTCGTGCCGAATCTGCCTGATGTGAAGTCCAGGTCCGCGCTTATTCAGACCCTGCCGCAGCGTCGTTCGCTGTGCATTCTAGCCGCGTAACCAGCGGTTTATGCAAGGCCCTTGCCATGCGAATACCGTTGCGTTACGATCCGTCACTGTGCCCCGCAGCACGCACAGAATCCGGCATCCTCATGGAAGCGATCGAGGACCATTTAGAGCATTTGCGCCTGCTCGGGCATTCGGCCGCGACCATCTACGGTCGCCTAACGTTCCTGCGGCAGCTCGGCCGCGCTCTCCCCGTCCCCCTTCTCGACGCTGACGCCGCGACGCTGGGCGCGTGGCGGGCCTCCCTGACCGTCAGCGACGAGGTGATCGTCCACTACGTCGGCCACGCCCGCGCGTTCTACGAGTCCTGCGTGGCCAGCGGCCTGATCAGCGCTAACCCGGCCGCAGGCATCCCGGTGCCGCGCACCGCCAGGAGACTCCCCAGGCCCGTCGGTGAGCCGGATCTCATGCGAGCGCTCGCGCTCGCCACGCCACGTATCCGGCCTTGGCTCATCCTTGCTGCCTGGTGCGGGCTGCGCGCCAAGGAGATAGCGCTGCTACGCCGCGAATCCGTACTCGAAACCGCGTCCCCGCCGGTGCTCATCGTCGCCGCCGGTGCCACTAAGGGGCATGCGCGGGAGAGAGCCGTGCCGCTTAACGGATTCGTAATCGCGGAACTCCAACGCGCTGGACTGCCGCCTAGCGGCTACGTGTTCCGTCGCATGGACGGCCAGCCTGGGCCGTGCACGCCGGGACTTATATCCCATTACGCGAATATCCACTTGCACGAATGCGGAGTGCAGGCCACGCTCCATTCCCTGCGTCATAGATATGGCACGCAAATCTACCGGGGAACTAGGGATCTTAGGCTGACGCAGGATCTGCTCGGGCACTCCTCGCCGGTGGTGACGGCCGGGTACGCGGCGTATGACCGGCCGTCGGCGCACGCCGCGGTGGCCGCGCTGCCGGTGCCCGAGCGGTTGCGGATCGTGGCAGGCTGATGTTCATGAGCAGCCAGTCCGGCCGCGGGAACCTGAGCAGCCGCAAGCACGGTATCGGCGGCTACCGCAGCCACAACAGCCCCGGTTACGCTCAGTCGGTGCGGGACATGAACAAGGCGCTGGCGGAAGGCCGCAGCCGGCGCAAGCGCCTGCACCCGGCGATGTACGCCACAGTGCGCGAAGCGCTCAGCAGGCGGTGACGTGGCGGCGGGGAATCCCGATTCTCCACCCCGCATACGGGCCATGAAGCGTTCCCGCTTCAAGTCGTAGCCGCGTCCTCTTTTTATTGATCGTTCTGTTAGACGACGCCACGTCGCACCGGCCTGCTGACTCCAGACTGTCAACCTGCGGGCAGGATAGCAAGTAGCGCGCGGCCCGGACAGCCGGGTAAGGACGGGAGCTAGCGCAGCGGGCTGGCTGGCTGCGGTAAAAGTGACGGTGGCTCCCGTCGCCGCCCCGGTTGCGGAAAGTGGGAGGCTGACGTCATGAGCGAACCAGAGTTCAAGCCGCCGCAGTGGGACGTTCCCGGCTGGGACTGGGGCGACGGTGACTACGCGTGGCTGAACAGCGAAAGCGGCCTCTACGATCCCGAGACGCAGACGTCAGTCTTTTTCATCCACGGCGGCCGGATACGTCACCAGTCGCACATCCCGCACGGCCTCTACACCCTCGCAGAGTTCCAGGCACTGTGGAAGCAGAGGGCGGGGCGCCTTGATGATCCTCGCCTGGTGTGGTCTGAGGACACAGGCGACGGCGACGCCGGGTTGTGGATTGAAGGCACGCGGGCGCCAGACGAGAGCGACCTGGCCAGGTTGCAGGCGGCACGAGCGCGCGCCCTCCATGCGGATCGCATTGGCTACATGAGCATCCGTAAGCGGCATCCTGAGTGGTTCACGCCCGATGTCGAGCTTGACGAGTATGGGCGTCCCCCAGGCCAGGCTGAGTACGCCGAATAAAGCCGCTGTATGTACCGCTCTTGCGTGACACGCCTTCCGAACCCCTGTAGAGTGGCCTGTATGTACCGCTTAGGTTCAAGAGCGGCAGAAGGAGGAACGATGGATGACCGGCGCATGTTTCGTTACGTTGTCCCCCTCGATGACCAGCCGCACGAGTTCGGGTTGTCGCACAGCCCGGTTGCCGTTGCCACCGTCAGCGGCAATCTTGGTCATGTCGTCGAGTTCTGGGCTGAGAGCACCAAGGGAGCACCGGAGGTCAAACGCGCATTTCAGGTGTTCGGCACCGGCCAGCCGCTCCCCGATGACGCCCGCTGGGTCGGCACCTGTCCGCGCAGCCCCGACGGCCTGGTCTGGCACCTGTATGAGATGGATAAGCAGTGATCGACAACATCAGTGACAAGGCGGAGCTGTCGGCGGTGGTGCAGTTCGCGGAAGCGATGAAGGCCATGAATGAGCCGCTCGCTGCCTGGGCCGAGAAGTACCGGCGCGCCTTCGGGGCGATGACCGAGGCCGCCCGGCGCCCAATCGATACCGCTACCGCAACTAAGCGGAAGGACTGACCGATGCCCGATCGGCGTACCGGCTACTACGTGGCCGGCCGGGACTGGCCAGCGATGGAATCTGGCATCCCGCTAGAGGACATCTACCGGGCGCTGGACGGCATCACCGACGAGGCGGTAGAAGGTGCCCTGCTGTCGCTGGAGAGTACCGCTACGCTTTCTAAGCGGCAGGGGAAGGACTGATGGCACAGTCCCCGAATCCGCACCGGGTGAACGCCTGCCCCGGCTGCGGCAGCTACCGCGCCGATGGCCGGGCGCCGTACCTGCATCACCCGGGCTGCCCGCATGAGGGCGACCTGCAGATTGACAGGTTTCTGGCCGAGCGTCTGGCAGGTGACGCTGGCGGGCCGCCGCTGTGGTGCCTGGACGCGGCGCACAATCACGAGTCGCCCCCGGACATAGAGGCCGCACTGGACCGCCTGCGCAATACCGCTACCCTGCCGAAGCGGAAGGACTGAGATGGCTGACATCGAGACCGGAACACCCACGCTCTGGGATGACGGGTGGCGCGAAGGTCACGCCCACGGCTTGGCGAAGGGGCTGGGCATCTCCTACCGGGAGGCATACCTGCAAACGGTCACCATGCTTCGCGGTGACGCGCTCGGCGCCACCGCCGCTCAGACGCAGAACTCACGCGGGCAGTGGGTGCCATCGATCCCGCTCCCGTTGTTCGTGTGGCCGCACCGTCACCGCTGCGAATGCAGCCGGTCGTTCTGGACGATGGATGGCTACCGGGGGCACTACGCCCTCGTCCATGTGATGCACCTGGATACCGCTACCAGCCGAAGCGGCAGACGGAAGGACTGAACGTGCGCTTCGCCTATGCCGACCCGCCGTACCTCGGTATGTGCGGGAAGCACTATGGCCATCGTCATGATGCGCCGTGGGGATGCTGGGACGACCTTGCCACCCACCGCCAGCTGGTGGATCATCTCGTGGCCCGGTACCCGGATGGGTGGGCGCTGTCGCTGAGCATGCCGTCGCTACGTGACATCTGGCCTATGACGCCACCTGACACCCGCGTCGCCCCGTGGGTCAAGACGTTCTGCGTCTACAAGAAGGGCGTGCGCCCGGCCTACGCCTGGGAGCCGATCATCTACCGCGGTGGCCGGAACGCCAATCCGCCGGTCCCTGAGAAGGGCGGCGAGGGAATCACCCCGAAGGATTGGGTGTCGGCGCCGGTGACGTTCCGCAAGGGCCTCGTTGGCGCCAAGCCGGGGAAGGTCTGCCGGGCGGTGCTCGACTGGCTTGGCTACCAGGATGGTGACGAGATGGTGGACCTGTTCCCTGGCACCAGCAGCATGGGCAGTGAGAGAGCGCAAGGGGTGCTGGTATGAGTACCGCTACCCCCGAAACGGAAAGAGGAGGGCTGAGTCGTGACGATCAGGAAGTACCGGCCTAAGCCCCGGCAGGATACGAGCACGCTGACTGGCGCCCAGTACCTTCACGGTGAATCACTGGATGAGGTGCGGAAGGTCGCCGGGATGGCTTATCAGGGCGAGGCGGCCGAATGCCCGCTGCCGTCCGGCACCGTACTGGTCGCCGCCTGGACTGACGTTCCTGACGATCACCCATCGCGCACCCGGTACACCCAGGTAAAGCCGGGCGAGTGGCTATGTCACAGCAGCGACTATGACAGCCTGACCGCTTCCAGCGAGGGAGACCTCAAGTACTGGTACGACCTGTGAGTACCGCTACCCTTGCGAAGCGGCAGGAGACGCCATGAGGTCAGGCACCGGGCGCGTGACTGTCACCTACTGGGACGGCCCTGGGGCGCCCCCGCCCTGCGGGATCACCGGGCATCCGCTCATCGGGCATGGTTGCCATCCCGGCTGCATCCAGCACGGTGATATGCGCCTGGGTAAAGATGGCTGGTGGCGCTGCCACGGCTTTGACGGGGAGGGCTGTCACCTGCCGCCCCAGCCCGACCAGTACCTGATCCCGGCTGAATATGAGCGCTGGGAACGGGAGATTTCCGCTATGAGTACCGCTAACTGTGAGAAGCGGCAGGACTGAGTGATGGCCACCGCTACGGACCTGTTCGGCGGCAACAGCGACGGCGGCGTGCACCTGTCTGAGTGGCTGGACGCCATGTGCGCCGGATGCAGGCACGAGAGCGCCCGCGAGCGCCGCGAGGGCAACGGCGGCGGGTACGGCTGCGAGCTGGTCTCCCGCGCCATCTGCGACCCGTACAACGCCGACATGCCCGAATGGTCACCTGACGCTTCGCCCTACCCGCCGCACTGCGCAGAGGAGTTCAGCGACGGCAACCCGTGGCCAGTGTGCCTCACCTACGAACCGCGGACCAAGCGCAGCGACGCCGGTATGCGTCGCGGGCCGCGCGTTCCCGCCGCGCAGGGAACGCTGCTGTGAGTAACGCCGGGCTCAAGTTCCACCCGCAGGCGCTCACCACCGGCGAGGTCGAGGCGCTGATGGCGGCCTGCTCCCCCACGTCCCCCACCGGGAAACGCAACCGGGCGCTCATCGTCGTCCTGTGGCGCGGGGCGCTGCGCTGCGAGGAAGCCCTCCACCTCAGGATCCACGACCTGGACCGCGCCGACGGGTCCGTGCGCGTCATGTTCGGCAAGGGCCGCAAGGCCCGCACCGTCGGGATCGAGCCCCGCGCGTGGGCGGTGCTGGAGGTGTGGCTGGCGGCCCGGGAGGCGAAGGGGCTGCCCCGGTCGGCGCCGCTGTTCTGCACCCTCGCCGGGCGCCCGCTGTCGTCGCGGTACGTGCGGTGGATGATGACCGACCTCGGCGCCAAGGCGAAGCTGGAGAAACGCGTCCACTGCCACGGCCTCCGCCATAGCCGGGCGTACGAGGCGGCGAACGAGGGTGTGCCGACGCACATGATCTCCGTGTTCCTGGGCCACTCGAACGTGGGAACGACCGACCGTTACATCCAGCACCTGAACCCGCGGTCGGCGATCGACGCGATGCTGGCCAGCAAATGGGGACGCGACGACGGCGACCAGCACCCGGAGGGGCTGTGATGCCAGTGATCCGGCTGCAAGGGCGCAACCCTGCGACTGGCACCTGGTGGTATCACCAGCACAAGCTCTGCTGGTACTGGAAAACGCGGCGGGGGAAGTTCCGGCACTGGCACGTCGAGTGGTGAACGGCCAGCCCCTGGCCATGGCTCAGATCGAGGACGTGAATGCGGCGACCGGCACGGGCCGAAGCTGGAGCCAGGTGCGCAGCACGTCAAGCGACGGGATCTCGTCGAGCGGCACGTCGCGCAGGTCGGGGATCTTCGAGTCCATAACCGCAGCCTAGCCAGCGGGCGTGACGAAAGTCCCGCGACCCGCCACCGAGTAGACCAGTCCCTCTTCGCGCAGGATCGCCAGCGCCTTCTGGACCGTCATCGGCGCGACGCCCATCTGCTGCGCCAGCTCCATGTGCGACGGCAGCTTCGGCCCGAGCTGCCCGGCCTGGATCTGCTGGCGGATCCGGTTGGCCACCTGGACGCGCGGCCACTCGGGCGAGGATGGGTCGATGGGCACGGGGCTTACCGTAACGACTCACCATAGTCAAGTGCTAGCCACGCCACGCCAAGCCACATATTCTGTTGGCGTGAAGAGGACCAGCAGGGACCGGGGTGACCGGGTGCGGCGCAGGGCGGTCACCGTCACCGCCGCCATCGGCATCGCCGCCGCGATCATGTCCTACCGGCACGCGCTGCAGGTGGTCCGCGCGTCCGGCACGGGCGGCGGGTGGGCGTACCTGCCCCCGCTGCTGCCCGACGGCCTCATCTACCTGTCCGCGCTCGCGCTGTATGAAGCGGCTACCGCGAAGGTGCCGCGACCCCGGTGGGCGGTGGCTGGTCTCATGCTGGGCTGCCTGATCACGCTGGTGATGAACGTCGCGGCGGGGTGGCCTGACCACCGGGGGTCCGCGCTGGTCAACGCGCTGGCCCCGGTGACCATGTGGGTTGCCCTGGAGATCCTGATGGGCATCCTGAGACGTGACCGCGCCGCTAGCTTTCCCTCCCCGGCTGACAGCGGCGCGGTCACCTTCCCGGCCACCCTGGACGAGGCGGTCACCGACGCGGCCGGCCGGGTGCCCGGGCACCTGTCTCAGCGTGAGATCGCGGCCGTGTACGGCGTGTCGAAGACCACGGTGGCCAAGCGGGTCGCCAGGGTGACCAGTCTCAACGGAAGCGGAGGGAGGTGACCATCATGGCGACAACCACTTGCAGTCACTGCGGCTCAGCGGTGCGATACGGCATCTGCACCAACAGCAACTGCCAGCTATCAAGGAAGAAGAAGTGAGAGGACGTCGATGACCTTCCGGTTCCTGCTCGCCGCCGCCGTGCTGCTGGTGATCGCCAGCCAGCCACGGCTGCGCCGCTGGTTCGGTGGCCGGCCGCTTGATGGCAAGTACCGCACGAACGCGACGTGGAACCGGAAGGCCACGAAGGTGCTGCACCCGACGGGGTATGCGCTGTGGTGGCATCACTGGCGGCAGCGGGACCTGGCCGCGCTCCGCACCGTTGCCACGCTCGGCGTGGCGCTGACGGCGCTAGGGCTGCTGGTGGCCAGGACGGAGACCATCGCGGTCCTCGCTGTCGGGACGCTCGCGTTCGCGGCGCTGCACGTGCCCGCGGCAATTGCCCGCGGCCGGGACTGGCGGCACCACCGCACCTGGGTGCGGCCGCTGCACCGGGCGCTCACCTACGAGATGGGCATCCCGCCCGCCCGGCTCGTGATCGCGCCCGACCGCAGCAAGGTCATCGTCGGCCTGCCCGTCGAGTTCACCGGCAGTCCGGGCGCCCGGCAGTCGGTCACGCAGGCGGTCACGGCGAAGCTGGCGATCGAGGCACCCGATGCGGAATGGTCACTGGACCATGACAAGGGCGCAAAGCCGCAGGTCACGTACACGAAGAGCAAGCCGCCGCCTGGCGGCGCCGTCTGGGATGACGTCGCCCGGATCGTTGACGATGCCGATCCCGATGAGGTCGTGTTCGGGCTCGGGAAGGGACGCGTCCCGGTGAAGGCATCGCTGGCCGCGGACAGCCCCCACGTCGCGTTCAACATGGGCTCGGGCGGCGGCAAGACGAACCTGGGCTCGTTCTGCGCGCTGCAGTTCCTGCACCGTGGCGACGTGGTGGGCGTCATCGACGCGAAGCTGATCTCCTACCCGTGCCTGCGGGGCCTGCCGAACGTGGCGTACGCGGGGATGATCCCGGAGGTTCATGACCTGCTGGTGTGGTTCGGGACTGAGCTGAAGCGCCGCAACAGCGTGGCGCTCGCCGGGCTGCAGCCCTCGGGCGCGATCCGCGCTGACGTCGGACCACGGATGATCCTGTTCGCGGAGGAACTGAACTTCGTGATCCCGCAGCTGAAACGCTACTGGGCGGACATGCGGGCCATCGACAAGACGCTGCCGAAGCGGTCCCCGGCGCTGGACGCCATCGGTGACGTCGCGTTCGCTGGCCGGCAGGTGCTGATGCATATCTTCTTCATCGGGCAGATGATCACGGCGGCGGCGACGGGCGCGAACGACAGCTCAGTGCGCGGCAATATCGGGATCTCGTGCATGGCCCGGTACACGCCGTCGTCGTGGAGCAAGATGACGTCCGTGCCGATGCCGCCGGTCCCGACGGTCCCTGGGCGCATACAGGTTGTGACGGCGTCGGGGACTCGTGAGACGCAGGTGCCGTACCTGCACCTGGACGACAAGGACGAGGCCGTGGCTGCCGTGGCGGCGGCGTGGGCGCGTGAGTTCGCGGTGAACGGCACGTTCACGGCGTGCCCGGCGGGGATGCCGGGCGCTGTCGCTGTCCCAGGTGTCCCGGTGCGCCCGCAGATCGGCCAGGGTGGCCCTGAGCAGCCGGTTGTCCCAGGGACGCCTGAGTTGCCGCCCACGGCGGTCACGCTGGCCAAGGCCAGGGAGCTGGACATCATCAGGCTGAGCAAGGCGGCGGCGAACAAGGCGAGCCAGCGGGCCGGGTTCCCTGAGCATGTCGGATGGGATGGCCCGGCGCGGCTGTTCGACGCGCTGGAGCTGAAGGCATGGCAAGACGGGAAGGTAAAGGTACTGCGATGACTGACAGTGACGTGCAGACGGAGCTATGGGCCAGGATCCCCGGCTTCAGCTCTTACGAGGTGTCGAGCCGTGGCCGGGTGCGCTCGGTTGACCGGAGGCTGGCGAACGGGCGGCGGCAGCCGGGGAAGGATCTGGCCCTGCGGTTCTCTACTCGCGGCTATCCGCAGACGAACCTCGTCGACGACGAGGGAACGCCCCGGACGAGGGAGGTCCACGGGCTGATGATGCCCGCGCTGACGGCCGCGTACGAGCCGGAGAACGCGCAGCCGCCGGGGACGCAGGTGCGGCACTGGAACGACGTCAGCGACGACAACAGGTGGGCTCCTGGCGGCGAGGACGCCTGCGACCGCGGCGAGGGCAACCTGATCTGGGGGACGCCGAAGCAGCAGTGGGATGACAAGCTGCGGAACGTGCCGCTGCCGCTGGCGTCCTCGCCGCGCTGGTCACGCCGTGTCGCTGACTACGCAGGGTCACTCCTGCGGCGTGCACGGAGCGTGACGACTGGCCTTAGCCAAGGTCGGCGGTCACTTTGAGTGACGCACGGATGATCTTGGCAGCGATCGCGCTACGCAGGGGACCGCCCTGCCAAAAGAGCCGCTTCGCGGCGGTCCCCTGCGGCCGTTTGGCGTGGGACAGTCTAGGACATAACGGACACCACGTTCCGTCACATGTCACAATCTGTCACATCGGCTGGTGGTGACGCACCGTGATCGGGATCGTGTACGGGTGGGCGTGGGTCGTCCTCGGCGCGAGCGTCCTGGCGGCGGTGGTCACGGTGCGGGTCGTGAACCGGCGCGTCCCTGAGCCGCCTCCTGCGGTCCTGCGGGTGGCGTCCACCCGGGTACACCAGGTGACGGCTGTTCGCGCGCCTGCGGTCACGTCGGCGCTGCGGGGTTACGAGATCACCAAGGGGAGGGGGTGATGGTGATGAATCAGGGTGGAAGTCTCGCGAGTATCAGCGGCGGGGGCACCGAGCCGGGGTTGTTCCGGTTCCTGCATCCGATGCACGGCGCCAGGTAGGAAGCGGCGATACTGACCGGAAGGATGGCCGGTAGCTTAGCGGCAGAGCACTTACAGCTCCGCAGGGGCCAGTAAGATCCACGGCCGTGGCCGTGGGGCGGGTTCGAGTCCCGTCCGGCCATCCCCCGCTCAGTGCATGCGGAAACCGGCCGCACCAGGTTGTTTCCCTGATGCGGCCGGTCTCGTTCCCTGTCACCCCGCGTGGCAGGGAAGCTGATGGGAGGTACGGTGCGGAAATGGACGACCCCCGGCCGGATGACGTCATCCTGAAGATCCAGCTCCCCGAGGGGCAGCGGTTCATCACGCTTGATGACCTGCGCGCACTCGTCGAGGACGGGTATAAGGCCGGGGTGCCTGGGACGCAGATCATCGGGGGACGGCGGGATTCGGTCAGCGGGGGCTAGGACGTGGCGAGGAGGTCCGCTAGCCCCCGGTAGCCGGTGATCCACGACGCGGGCTGCGCCGTTACCGGCTGCTGGAAGTTCCCGGCCACGTTGTTCCACGTCACGCAGTCGTAGCACGGCTTCCCGGCGGCGATCCTGGCCGCGTACAGGCCCCGGATGTAGCCGATCATCGCCAGCCCCTGCGCCTCGGTGCAGTTCATGCCGAACTCGGTGAGCCCGAACGCGACGCCCTTGGAGTCGGCGAACGCGGCGGAGGCGTCCATGCGCTGCCCGGCGATGTACCCCTGCGAGTAGTACTCGATGCCGATGGCGTCGACGTGCACGGCGTCACCGGGCCACCACGCGGCCAGCAAGCCGTCGTGGACGTCCTGGTAGGAGTTGAGGTCGTAGACGTGCCGGTACCCGTGCTTGGTGACGAGCGGCACGTAGGGCGCGAGCGCCTTCCAGTACTGGGACGGCTGCGTCCATCCGGCTTTGCTGGGGGCGGCGTGGTAGATGGTGATGTCCATGGCAAGCCCGGCCTGCGCGCAGGAGCCGAGGAACGTGTCGAACGCGTTCTTGTCGGTGCCGTCGGCGGCGAGCTCGAAGTCGCAGAGGATTTTGCGGACGCCGGCTTCCTTGCTGAACGGGGTGGCGGCGTAGGTGGGCCAGAGGGTGCCGCTGGCGAAGTAGTGGCGGACGGCCATGGGGCGGCCGACGGTTTTGGTCCAGGCGGCGACGGACGGGTCGCTCGAGGGGACGGGGCCGAGGGATGCGCCGAACACGGCCTGCGGCGCGGCGGGGGCCTGGACGGTGAAGGGTGCCGACAGGGTGCCGGTGAGCCCGGTTGCGGGGTCGGTGGCCGTGACCGTCAGCAGGGTGCTCATGCGGTGGCGGTGAACACGGCGAGCGGCGCCAGCCACGACACCAGCGTCCACTTACGCGGGGACGGGTCACTCGCCGCGGGCACCGTCACGTCGGACGCCGGCCCGGACGCGACGGAGAACATGGCCGTCAGCGTCCCCACGAGGCCGGTCACCGGGTCGGTGGCGGTGACGGTGAGGGGGGTGCCGAGGATGGGGGTCTGCGCGCCGGGGGTGATGTTCGCGGTCGCGGTGATGAGCGCGCCGGGCGCGTAGACGGCCTGGTCGAAGCTGATCGAGTTGACGATCGGTGCGGTGGCTGTCATGCGGGGTCCTTTCAGGGGAAGTCGGCTAGATTGGCAGCGCAGCCCTTACCATGCAGGAGAGCCCCGGCCCGACGCTCCTTTGAAAAGACGACGGCCGGGGCTCTCCGCTGCCTAGAGGTTCCCGGCGGGCGGGTGGTCAAGCGGCGGCACGGGCGCGGGTGCGGGCACGAGCGGCACCCCGGCGCCGTTCTTCGGGTCAGCGGTCGGGGTGACCACGGTGCGGGCCAGCAGCGACGCGACGGCGCCGACAGCGGCCACGATAATCGACGGGTTGATGATCCCGTGGTGGTAGTGCGCGTTGTACAGCATGGCCACGGCGGCGTAGA